AGCTCGGTCCCGGGGATCCTCTAGAGTCCACGCGTGTACAATGTAACCATGACGAACACCACCGCCACAGCCACCCACTCCTCCACCGTCGGCTCCGTCGAGGTCGCCGCAGACGTCTTCGAGGAGGCTGGACGCTTCATCATTCACGTCCGCGAGAACGGCCGCCACACCGGCAGCGTGTACGTCGCCGACTCCGCTGCCGCGCGTGACGAGCTCATCGACATCATCCTGGGCCGCGCATGAGCGCCGCTCACGGCGTGCTCCTCTCCCACGCGTCGCGCGACTCGTGTGGTGACGACCTCGTGCTACCGGCGCCCTCGTTGGCCGCTGCCGAAGCGCAGCTCGCCGCGATCCGACGCGTGCAGCCTGGCGCCACGGGGGTCGTCATGCACCGCGGCCCGGACGGCTGGCGCACGGCCGAGGGGCTCACTGTTGCGGGCTACCTCACGCGATTCTAGTTGCGTGTGCGTTTACACGCGTGTACACTGGGACCATGACGAACACCACCGCTACCGCCACCTACCGCATCGGCGAGGCCGTCGAGGTCCGCACCATCGACTTCAAGGCAGCGGGGCAGCCGGTCCTCTGGGTCGAGGGCACGGTCTACGACGTGGCCGTCGTTGACGGGAAGCTCCTCGACGTCACCGTCGCGACCGACGAAGGCGTCAAGGCCGTTCGCACGACCTATCGCTCGCGCGCGGCGCTCCGCCCGGCCGGCGCCTAATAGCCCGAGAACATCAGCCCCCGGCTCATCCCCGGGGGCTTTCTCTTTTCCTCTGGGCAGCTTCCCGCCCGCTGGCGGCCTCCTCTGGCATGACCAACACCGAAGCACCCGAGGCCCCCGAGCCCGGCGCCTACGCATCCGAGGCGCTCGACCGAAAGCTGATCGAGTGGCGCAACGCGCCCAACGCCGGCCCGGTCGACCTGCGCCTCCACCTCCTCCGCACCGGCATCGCCGACTACATCGACGACTTCCGCCACCTCGGCAAGGGCTACGCCGCCGCACACGCCTCCGTCGTCGCCATCATCGCCGAGCTGCCCACGCCGGTCGACGAGGAGGCCCAGGAGGCCGCAGCCGCCGAGCTGACCGCCACCCTCGCCGCCGTACCGACCACCGCGGAGCCCACCCGCCGCACCTCCCGCAAGACCGACCCCAAGACCGAGGACTGACCCGCCATGCCCATGCTGACCTGCCCTTCGACCTGCCGACTCTGCTACCCGCCGCGCCCCGGCTCCGTCGGCGACCTCCTCGATGGCTCCACGCGTCCGCGTCCGGTCATCTACTTCCCCGCCTCCGCTCAGCCGGGCGCCCGCGTGAAGCTGACCTCGCGCGGCTCACTCGCGGGCCCGAAGACAACCGTCGAGTTCACCGTCGAGGCCGCGACCGAGCAGCGCGGGCGGATCGTCACCCTGCGCGCCTTCGGGCGGGACTACCGCGCCGTCGACTACACCTTCGAGCTGGTCAAGGCGGCACCGCCGAAGCCGGAGCCGCTGCCGACTGTGAGCGGCCTCTACGCCCGGAAGGCCGACCTCGACAAGAACCCGGCCAACCTCAAGGACGTTCGCCTGTTCGCCCTCTACGGGGGCAAGTGGTCGAGCTGGCTGCCCGGCAGCCCCTCCGTCATGAAGCACTACGACCTCGACAGCTTCAAGGCGCGCAGCGTCGGCGATCAGGTGCTCGTCCCCGTGACCGCTCCCGCCCCCGAGCCGCCGAAGGTCGCGCCGCGCTTCGAGCGGCGACAGGCGCGCTTCGGTACCAGCACGGTCTACGGCATTCACGACTCGGCGCTCGGTAAGTTCGCGCCCTTCGGCTACGCCGCCGAGGCGTCCGGCGACCTGTCCCGCATCGCCGACGAGTTCAACATGGACCCCTCGCGAGCGACGCGGTACATCTGGGATACCCTCCGCACCGGCTACTCGCTCATCTGACCCTTCCCGCTGGGCAGCCTGGCGGCCTTCCCTATTAGGAAGACCTCCACCCCCTAACACCCGCCGACCGGGCGCGCATCTACAGAATCGCGGCCCGGCGCGGGTGCCCTGACCACGAGTCTCGTGGGCCCACAGGCCTCCACTCGTGGCTATCGAATGACCGGTACAGGTCACGCGGACCCGTCGCTGGGTCTAGCTTCTACAGTCCCGCCTCGTTGCGGGTTTGGTCGCACGCTCTCACGAGGCGCGTGCGGTCCCCGGGGACATAGCTCAATTGGCAGAGCATCGGCTTCCAAACCCGAGTGTCTAGGTTCGATTCCTAGTGTCCGCCGCAACGGCGCCCATCTTCATGTCGCAGCTCAGCTCAACCGCGCGACTACCGGATGCGATGGGCGCCCTCGGAAGTGTGCGAATGGCTCGCACGCGGGCTGTAAACCCGCCGTCTTCGGACACCGCAGGTTCGATCCCTGCCGCTTCCACGAGGCCCGCACCGGGGCCGCCCTGAGCCCCCGGTCAGCGGGCCTACCAACGCCCCGACAGCGCGCATGTCGGGAGCTGTCCTGCCCGCCTATAGACGCCCTCATCGCTGAGGGCTGCGAGGTGAGCGTCTCCCCGACGCCCTCGCACCCCGCCCACGCGATACCCCCTACGCGTGAGGCCCGCCCCCTCCCCGAGCGTCCTCCTCTCCGCTCGGGTCGAGGGGGCTTTGTCGTGCGCCCAGGAGGTCACATGCCATGGGATACGAGCGATCGCAAGAGTCGCCTTCCTGACGATTGGAACACCCGCCGCATGCGCGTCCTGCGCCGGGACGGCTACCGCTGCCAGGCCCGAGATTCGCTCGGCTACCTGTGCGGGCAGCCTGCCAATCAGTGCGACCACATCGTTGCCGGCGACAACCACGAGCTCGACAACCTCCAGGCCCTATGCCGCTGGCACCACGCTCGCAAGAGTTCGCAAGAGGGCAACGCCGCCCACCCGCGTCGCCCATCCCAGCGGCGCCCACCCGAGAAGCATCCCGCGCTTCGCTAGCCCCCACCCCAGGGGAGGGTCTCCCCCTCCCCCGGGTCAACGCCTCCCGGGGCGGCATAGCGTCTGCCAGTGGATGCGCATGGGTCTCCGTTTTTCCGCCGCCCGTTTACAAGCCCCGAGGAGGTGCTCCGTGGCAGATTCCGCGACTTTCCGCGCCCGCTCGACCTGGAGCGCCCCCGCGAAGCGCACGTTTCGGGACATCGCCGAGGCGCATCCCGCCATGGATAAGGCGAAGCTAAGCGGCCTCTACGCCGCATGCGACCTCTTCTCGGCGGCCGACAAGCTCCAGCTCCAGATCGACGAGGACGGCCTCATGGTCGCCGGCTCGATGGGCCAGAAGGTCGCCCACCCCCTCATCTCCGAGGTGCGCCAATACCGCAAGGCCGCCACGGACGCCCTCCGCGCGCTCGGCCTCGACGGCCGCTCGGCGTCTTCCGCCGCAGGCTCCGCCCTGGCGACGAAGCGCTGGAGTTCCGCGCCGGCTGCCGGCGCCACCGTGACGCCCATCGGCGCCGCTCGCTCCGCTGCCCCGTTCTAAGCCACCTCTGGAGGCGTCATGGACGCCTTCGGCCTCCTCCCCCCTTTCCCCTCCGACCGCCCCACCGTCGGGCACGCCGTATGCGCGTGGATCGAGTCGACGCTCTACCGCCCCGACGGCGTCCCTGAGCTCCTCATCCTGACCGCTGAGCAGCGCAACTTCATCCTTTGGTTCTACGAGGTGGAGCGCGTGGGATCAGACGCGTTCGGTCGCCCCATCTGGCGCTTCGTCTGCCGTCGTGGCGTCCTCCGCCGCGCTAAGGGCTGGGGCAAGTCGCCCTTCCTCGGCGCCATCGCGCTCGCTGAGCTGTGCGGTCCCGTGGTGCCCGTCGACATCGACGAGCACGGCCATCCCTTCGCCGAGGGGCAGCCGCTCCCGTGGGTGGTCGTGGCGGGAGTCTCCGAGGCGCAGACCAAGAACACGACCGACGCTATCCGCGCGATGGCCGGTAACCCCGACTTCGTCGCCGCCTACGGCGTGGACTTCGGCATGACTCGCATCCTCACGCCTGGCGGCGGCAAGCTCGTGTCTGTCACCGCCTCGGCGTCAACTGCCGAGGGTGGCCGCTACACGTTCGCCATTCTCGACGAGACTCATCACTGGACTGCCTCCAACCGCGGCCATGACCTCGCCGACGTCATCCGCCGAAACCTCGGCAAGATGGACGGGCGGTCCATCGAGACGACCAACGCGCACGAGCCCGGTCACGACAGCACGGCTGAGAAGTCCTACCTCGCCTACCTCGCGATCCGCGAGGGCCGCGCGGACGCTGACGGCATCCTCTACGACAGCCGACAGGCTCCCGACGACATCGACATCACCGACCGCGAGGCGGTCAAGCGCGGCCTCGCTATCGCCTACGGCGATTCGCACTGGGTCAACCTCGACCGTATCCTCCGCGAGTTCTACGACCCGGACCTCCCACCCGAGCAGGCGCGCCGCTTCTACCTCAATCAGATCGTCGCGGCAGCCGACTCCTGGGTCTCCCCCGCGGAGTGGGAAGCGAACCGTAAGACCATTGCGCCGCTCGCGGTGCGCCAGGTCGCAAGGAGCGTAGAGGTGCCTTTCGACCAGGCAACGGAGCGCGAGCAGAAAGGCGCACGGCGCGACTGGGCCGACTGGGGCTTCACTGGTACGCCGAAGACCGCAATCCGGGACATCCCGGCCATGGAGGGTGACGAGGTCACCCTCGGCTTCGACGGCTCGCTGACGGACGACTCCACGGCGCTCGTCGCGGTGCGAGTCTCCGACGGTGCTGCCTTCCTCCTCGCCATCTGGGAGAAGCCCGAAGGCCCCGCAGGGGCCGGCTGGGCCGTCCCCAAGGACGATGTCCGCGCCGCCGTCGACTGGGCCTTCGCCCACCTCAAGGTGCTCGCGTTCTTCTCTGACGTCGCCTACTGGGAGACGGATATCGACGCATGGCGCGACGCCTACGGTGAGCAGCTCCTCGTGAAGGCAACGACCCGCCACGCAATCGGATGGGACATGCGCGGTCACCAGATGGACACGACGCGCGCCGCCGAGGCGCTGCACCGAGCCATCTTCGACCGTGACCTCCCGTGGTGCGCTCACGACCTCATGGCCGGCGCTTCGGCCGGCCTGAGCGGATCAGAGATCCTCCGGCGCCACGTACTTAACGGACGCCGTCGCATCAACCGATGGGGCGTCAGCTTCGGCAAAGAGAGTCGCGAGTCCCCCAAGAAGGTCGACGCCCTCGCCGCGCTCATGCTCGCCCGAATGGCGCGCACTCGCCTCCTCGCCGACGGCGCCTACACGAAGCGCCGCAAGCGCACCGGACGCGTCGCCGGCTTCTAGTTCGACCCGCGCCGCTGGCGCCGTACCCGGCTTTCGAGCCACCGCGGCGCCATGCGCGGGCCTTCATCTTCCCCTACCGCCTGGAGACCTCCATGACCGTTCCCACGGGCTTCGTCCATTGGCCGCTCGTCGGCGGTCCCGGCGTCGTGATCGAGGGCGAGGCGCGCCTGACGCTCGCCGTCGCGCGCGCCGAGGAGTTCACGCCGCCCGCGTCCGCCATCTCGCGGCAGATCGTCGTGCGCCTCGCTGACGGCTCGATGCCGGCGACCGAGCTCATGGTTGGCCGCTGGGAGATTGCGCTCTCGCTGGTCGGCGCCTCCCGGCCGCGCTTCTACTTTGACGTGACCCCGCAGCACACCGCGGCGGAGCCTCTCAGTCTCGCGCTCGTCGCGCCGATCACCCCCAGCGCAACCGAGCGACTCGTCGTCAATGAGCAGCTCCGCCGAGACGCTCTGGAGGCCGCGCAGGCAGCGGGGCTCTCCGCGGAGCAGGCGCGAGCCTCGGTCGACAACGCCGGCACGCAGGCAGCACGCGCGGAAGCCGCCGCCTCCCTCGCTGTAGACGCGAGCGACATAGCCGCCTCGAAGGCCGGCATTGCCGAGTCCGCACGCCTGGGCGCCGTGAACGCCCGCAGCGGCGCCGAGGCCGCGCAGACCGCCGCCATCGGGGCGAGGGACACCGCGGCCCAGAGCGCCATCGACGCCGAAGCGCAGCATGCCGCCGTCTCGGCGATTCGAGGCGAGGTTGACGCCGCCAAGGGCGCCGCCCTGGATGCCCGCGATGCCGCCGCTGCCTCGGCCTCCGACGCTCTCACGGCACGGTCACAAGCGCAGGCCGCAAAGGCCGAGGCCGAGACGGCAGCATCCGGCGCTGAGCTAGCGAAGGCCGTAGCGGTGACCATGAAGGCTGGCGCCGAGGCCGCTCTGAGCGCTGCCATCGGCGCCCGCGCCGACGCAGAGACCGCCCGCGACGTCTCACAGACGGCACGCGCGGCAGCCGAGACCGCACGCAGCGGAGCGGAGACCGCTCAGGATGCCGCACAGACGGCACGCACCGGAGCTGAGTCGGCCCGTAATGAAACCATCGTCGCCGTCAACAACAGTCCCGCGGAATGGACGGGAGCCGTAACGCTCACTGCCAACTTCACGCGGTCGGCCTACGTGCGTCGGCGGCTGACGGGCAACGTCACCTTGACGGTATCGCCCGGCGACACCGGCCGCGCCTACTCCTGCACCCTGGAGCTCACTCAGGACGGCACGGGCGGGCGCTCGATTCTCTTCGCGAACGTCGCGACGCCCTACGGCATCGCGATCCCGCTCTCATCCGCGGCCAACGCCGTCGACATCGTGCGCCTTGAGTGGAACGGCTCCCGCTGGGCAGCTTTCCTCGGCGGCGCGCAGCTCGTCATCCCTACCTCGTGGATCGTCTAGGAGACCCGCATGACTGACTCCCCCGAGGACCGCCGCAACGCGGTCATCGCCGAGGTCGTCGCCGCTGGCGGCGTAGTCCTCGCGACCGCACCGCTGGCGACTGCAGAAGACCCGCACACCGTGGCGGCATACCGGCTCTCGCTCGGCTCGCCCGACCTGACGACTCGCGCCGCGCTCGCGGCCATCCGCACGCGTACTAGTTCCGACCTCGCCGACCTCGTCGACTGGACGCCGGCCCCTGAACCCGAAGTGCTCCCCGAGCCTGAGCCGGAAGCGGAGCCCGTCCCCCTGGAGGACTAGATGCGCTCCGACATCGCTGACGCTCGCCTCGCCCCAGTCGTGAACTTCGTGACGAACCCAAACTTCGAGCGTGCGGCGCCGGGCACCGCCGTGGCGCGCCGCAACCTCGCGACTCGCCCTGACGCATCGGCCTTCAAGCCTGGTGCGGAGAACGGCGCAGGTTTCCAAAACAGTAGGTGGGGCGCGAACGGGACATATTCGCTAGTGGTGGGCGCAGATGGGCCGACGGTGTCGGCCGTGCGCCGCCTGACGACCTATGCCCGCTTCACGCTGACGACATCCGTGGCGGGGGGCCGAGGCTTCGAGCACACGCCCAACATCGAAGGCGGGAGCACCCCCGGGGGCGTTCTAGTGACCCCTGGGCGGACCATCACTGTCTCGTCATACTGGCGCTACCGCGCGACCGGGGGCGGAGTCTCAAGTCACGCCGTGATGCGCGTTCGGTTTGCCGACGCGGCCGGCGCATGGCTGGGGCCCGTAGTGTCCGCGCAGACAGTTGTCGCCCCCAGCGGACAGTGGGCTCGTCCATCGTGGACGGGGCCGGTCCCGGCCGGAGCCACATACCTGTGCGCTCAGACGACCGCGACGGGCACTGTCTCCGCCAGCCCTGGCGACACATACGACGGTACTGGCCTCCTCATCGAGTACGTGCCCGGTGTGCTCCCCTACTTCGACGGTGCGACGGTAGATTCCACAGGCATCGCGTATAGCTATGACGGTACGCCGGGCGCCTCGACGTCGACCGCGCGCGCCGAAATCGGCGAGGTCCGTAAGAACTTCTGCGCCCGCCCGCTCGGCCCTGCGTCACCTGTCAACACCGTCAGCGGCTACGGAGCCGTCAACGGCGCCACAATCAGCGGCGACGCTTCCGCGGCCGGCGTTGTCGTCGATTGCTCGGGCGGTACCGTCACGGACGCTGGGGTGGCCATAGGCGGAGTCGTCGCTGATCCTGGAGTCGCTACCGTCACTGCCAGCGTGGATATCACCGGCATTACTGCCGGGCAATGGCGGCTGAGTGCACAGGGTCCGTGGGTGGCCTCGTCTGTGAATGGCAGCTATGTGAGCATCGCCGCGGGAGAGACCAAGCGCATGTCGCTCACCTTCAACGTCACAGCCTCGGGCGTCGCTCGGGCGCTCTATGTTCTTCGCGGTCCAACCGCAGGCGGGAGCGAGAAGGCGCGCATATCGAGTGTGTTGGTCGAGGTTGCCGGCGCCGCGCTCCCGTTCTTCGACGGCTCGACAACACCGGACGTCGACCTCGTTCCCGCGTGGCAGAACACCGAGCACACCACCACGAGCACGCTATCGGGCGTGAAGGTCAACCGCGCGGGCTCGGTCCTGTATCACTCAATCGTGCGCTCTTGGACCGGAGACGCGCGCATCGACCGCAGAGACGGCGGAGGTGGATGGGCAGTCGCCGCTCAAGACCTTCCGAACGCGGCCGGGCGCACATACACCGTGCTCTGTGAGATTGAGGCACGCTCCGCGGTCTCTAGTGTCTCTGTCGGCATCGACCGATCCGGCCTCCCATCTGTGCCCATTGCGACGGAGTCGAGCCTCACTCCAGGGGCGGTGCGGGTGTTCCGCGCTACTTACGTGGGCAACGACGCTGGCAGCAACGCGCGCATCAACATCCCCATTGCACCTGTCGGGGCCTCCCTCGCGCTGAGGCGCATGGCCGTCATCGACGGCATTTACAGCGGCCCCTACCTCGACGGCGACATGCCCGGATGCATCTGGCGCGGCACCCCTCACGCCTCGCAGTCCGTCGGCTATCCCGCCACCGTCTGACACTGAACCCACCACGGCCCCGGCCCTCCACACGGAGGTGTCCGGGGCCGCCCCATTTCTACGCCCTGGAGGCCCTGTGCTGATCACGCCGAAGCTGGCCGCCGAGCTCGACGACAAGCTCCGCCGAGACCTCGGCTCGGATGCGCGCCTCGGGCTCCCCAAGCGCTACCTCGCGGGCGAGCATGACCTCCCCTACATGCCCCGCAAGGTCCGCGCCGAGTACCGCGACCTGGCGCAGAAGAGTCGCGAGAATTGGCTCCCTCTCGTGGTCGACGAGTTCGTCAAGGGCCTCGCTGTCGACGGCTTCCGCCTCCAGCGCGAGCAGGAGAACGTCCCCGCCTGGAGTTACTGGCAGGACAACGGACTCGACGCCCGCCAGACGATCACGCACCGCGGGGCGCTGGAGTACGGCACGAGCTACGTTCTCGTGCTACCCGGCGAGGACCGCTCGCGCCCCGTGATCAAGCCGCTGTCGCCCCTGCGCTCCGCAGCTTGGTACGCCGACGACGATGACGACTACCCCGTCGTCGCGGTCGTCCGCCTCGACGTCTTCACCGAGGGCGACGAGCGCCGGCAGCGAGTCGCGGTCATCGACGACACCAAGATCATCTACTACACGCGGCCGGCACACGGCGGCGACATGCGCTTCGAGCGCACCGATATCCACGGCCTCGGCGTCTGCCCGCTCGTGCGATTCCGGGACCGCCTCGACGGCGAGGCCCTAGGTCTCGTCCGGCCGTTCAAGCGGCATCAGGACCGGATCAACGACATCAAGTTTTCCATCGCGGTCGCGATGCAGTTCGCGATGTTCCGGCAGCGCTGGGCGACCGGCCTCGCGATCCCCGAGGACGAAGACGGCAACCCCGTCGAGCCCTTCCAGTCGGCCGTAGATCGTCTCTGGGTCTCCGACGAACCGACCGCCAAGTTCGGCGACTTCGCCCAGACCGACATCCGCGGTCACCAAGACGAGTACAAGGCAGCCGTCGCGGCTCTCGCAGCCGCCGCCCAGATCAGCCCCGCCATCCTGACCGGCGACCTCGTGAACGTCTCCGCGGACGCGCTCCTGTCGATCCGCACCGGGACCAACCGCAAGCTCGACGAGTACAAGCTCCTCTTCGGTGAGTCGTGGGAGCTCGTGCTCCGACTCGCCGCGCGAGCTGCCGGTGCCCCCGAGCCCGACGCCTCCGCTGAGGTCCGCTGGCGCGACACGTCCGGTGAGCAGATGGCCGCGAAGGTCGACGCTCTCGGCAAGCTCGCGACGATGCTCGGCGTCCCCGAAGAGGCACTCTGGGAGGACGTCCCCGGCATGACCGACGCGAAGCTCCAGCGCTGGCGTCAGCTCGCGAAGCCCGACGCCCTCGACTCTCTCACCGCGGAGATTCAGCGCCAGGCGGCAGCGGCAGAGGCAACCCTCGCCGCAGCGTCCAAGCCTCCAGAGGCTAGCGCGTGACGACGCCGCAAGAGTGGGACCGTCTCGCGCGCGCCCACATGGCGAAGCAAGTGACGGACGCCGGCAACGTACAGGCCGCGCTCTCCCGCCTATGGGACGAGACGGTCGACCCGGCAGACCTGACCCGATCCTTCCTCCGCTTTCGGGAGGCATCGGTCGACCTGATCATGGCCGGCCGCTCCATCTCGAAGGCGGAGGCGCAGCGCTACTTCGAGGCCGTGCACAACATCGCCGGCCTCGACAGCGACCTCGCCGACGTCTACTCGCCGGAGTACGGAGCGCGGCAGATCAAGAGTTCGCTCACCGCAGCTAGCTCCAAGTCCCTCGCCCGCGCCGAAGCGCTCGCGGCGAAGGGCCTGCCGGCTGCCGCCGCGCTGGAGATTGCGAAGCGCACGATGCTCGCCTCAGCGAAGCGTCAGATGCTCAACGCCGGCCGTGACCGAGTGATCGGTCTGACGCGCACGAGCGGATACGGCCGATGGGCTCGCGTCAGTGACGGGAGCCCCTGCGCCTTCTGCATGATGCTCGTCTCCCGCGGAGCCGTTTACACGGCGGACACCGCGCGCTTCCGAGCGCACGACGGGTGCGGATGCTCCGCACGCCCCGTGCAAGCCGGCGAACCGAAGTACAGCAGTCAGGCCCGCGACTTCCTCGACCTGTGGAAGACCAACGGCGGCACCGTCCAGGAGCTCCGCCTAGCACTCGACCGCCGCGCACGCGCTGGCGGGCTCGACCTCGCAGCCTGACCCCAAGCCCCTGAGCAAGCGCTCGGGGGCTTTCTCATGCGCCCGATGGCGCACCCGCACACCTCGGGAGGTCCGAGGGTGCAACCCGTCCCAGGAGGACGTTACGCATGGCCGAAACCGACAAGACCGCTACGCCGCCGTGGGGCGATGACTTCGACGCTGAGAAGGCGTGGGAGCTGATCACCACTCTCCGCGCAGCCGAGAAGACCCTCAAGACCGAGCGCAACGCGTTCAAGGCCGAGCGCGACGAGCTCGCGGTCAAGGTCCAGGGCTTCGAGGACGCAGGGAAGACGGAGGCCGAGAAGGCCGACGCCAAGGCGCAGGCGGATGCCGCAGAGCTCGCCAAGGCGCGCCGTGACCTCTTCGTCGAGCGCGCGCTCCGCAAGCACGCGATCCCCGAGGAGCTCGTCGAGTTCCTGACTGGCGATGACGAGGAGTCGATCCTCGCGAAGGCCGAGAAGCTCGCGGGTCTCAAGTCGGCCAAGCCCGACGCCGACGCGACCGACACGGACGCCGCGGACGCCGCAGCCTCCGGCCGTCCCAAGCCCGGCCTCAAGCCCGGCGAGGGCGGAGACGCCCCCGAGGAAGTCGACCTCGACGCTCTCGTCGCCTCGATCCGGTAAGCACCCCCACCCTCCAAACCTCCCGCGCCTCTGGCGCAGAAAGGGGCACTCATGCCTCACGTCTACGACTACGACGCCGCACAGGCCGCCGTCGTCTCCGCCAAGTTCGTCGAGCAGGACGGCTTCCTGTCCGCGCTCGTCGGCCACGACTACCAGGACGAGTTCCTTGCCCCTGGCACGGCGAACCGACCGATCAAGGTCAAGTTCCCGACCACGCTCTTCGCGCGTGAGCGGGACATCGACGACGTCACGAGCAACATCGAGCTCGACTACATCGCCGAGTCGGGCACCACGATCAACCTCGACAAGAAGATGGTCTATTCGGCCGTCCCGCTGTCGGAGGGCGACCTCAACCTCAAGCTGACCGACTTCTCGCGTCAGGTGCTCCGCCCCCAGGCGGCGGCCATCGCCGACGACATCGAGAACCGCGTCGCGACCAAGCTCCTCGCGGTGCCGCGCCCGTCGGCCGCGCAGTTCTCTGCGACCTACGACCCGACGAACCCCGTGAAGTACTTCACGGCCCTCCGCGCCTTCCTGCGCAAGCAGGGCGTCCCGCAGGCCGGCATCCAGGTCGCGGTCGGTGTCGGCATCTACTCCGACCTGATCAACGCCAAGGCGATCCAGGATGCCTCGCAGTCCGGCTCCACCGCCGCGCTCCGTGAGGGCCAGGTCGGCAAGGTTCTCGGCTTCACGCTGATCGAGTCGACGCGCCTCGCGGACAACGAGGTGCTCATGTTCCACAAGGACGCGGTCACGCTCGTCACGCGTGCGCCGGCCGTGCCCGCGGGTGCGTCCTTCGGCGCCTCGGTCGCCGAGGGCGGGTACAACCTGCGCTACCTCCGCGACTACGACGCGATGAAGACCGTCGACCGCTCGATCCTCGCGACCTTCGTGGGCGTGGGCATCCTGCCGACGTTCAAGATCGTCCGCAACCGCACCACGCGCGTCGCGACCTACGAGCCGATCCCGAACGGCGGCATCGCGCACATCCCGGATGTGACGGTCGCTGCCTCCTAAGCGAGGCCGATAGCTGACTCCATGGGCGGGCCGTTTACACGCGCTCGCCCATGGGGCTCCCCTTCGTCTCGATAGGAGCGCCATGCCCCGCACGATCCCACCGCCCCTGTCTGAGCTGGAGGTCCGCCTCGGCCTGGAGGAGGGCACCCTCGAAGGGACCGACAAGTCCCGCGCCGAGCGCGCGCTCGACGACGCAACATCCCTCGTCCTTGCGGAGGTCGCTACCTCCGTGGGCGAGAAGTGGGGCTCCGACGCTCCCGCCGTCGTCGAGCTCGTCGTGCTCACCGCCGCGCGCCGCGGATACGAGAACCCCCGAGGTATCCAGCAGGAGACCTTCGGCGCTCACACGGTCGGCCTCTCCGAGTCGACCGGCGTCTACCTCACGGCCCGCGAGCTGGCGCAGGTCCGCCGCGCGGCGACCGGCCGCCGCATGGTCGGCTACACCGGCTCGGTGCGCACGCCTTCCGCTTACGAGGGCGGCGACCTCCCGGCAACAACGTACATCCCTGTGGATGGCTCGCGCCCCGTCCCCTTCCTCAGCGCCGCTGACATCGGGAGTTTCTAGTGCTCACCTCGATCACATCTCCCTATCCCGTCTACCGCCTGCGCCCAGGCCGCCGCACCGACAGCGTCGGCGACGAAGTGACGTCATGGGACACGCCCACTAGCAAGCGCATCCCGCGTGCCGTGGTCGACGACGCCCAGGGCGGCACGACGCAGGGGCGCATCGACGGCACAGCCGACCTCCTCATCATCGGCGCCTTCGACATCGTGAGCGGCGACCGCGTCGAGTACCGCGGCGAAGTGTGGCGCATCGACGGCAAGCCGATCACGCGCCGCTCGCTCGCGACTGGCGACGTCGTCGAGGTCCGACTCAAGCGACTGGAGGTGACGCGATGAAGGCCACCCTCGACCGCGCCGCGATGGTCGCCCTCCTCAAGGGTCCATTCGGACAGAAGGTCGTGACGTCCGGCGCACAGAAGATCGCGCGCAGCACCTCGGCATCCGCGCACGACGGCCCCGTCGAGGCGGTCGTCGAAGACCCCCACGAGGGCAAGTTCTCGGCCATCGGCGCCGTGACGCTCGACCACCCGGGCGGCTACGCCATGGAGGCCAAGCACGGCTACCTGGCGAAAGCCGCGACGGCGCAGGGCTACCGCGTCTCTGGAGGTGCCGAGTGAGCTCCACTCCGATCCTCTACGCCTATACGCCGGTCCTCCTCCGCGATCACCTCCGGCAGCACCTCCCTCTCGTCCCAATCGGCGAGGGCGTGACGGTCTCGACGAAGCCACTCCCTGGCGCCGACGAGTCGCGCCCGCTCCCCTACGTGCGGATCTCCTCGGATGGCGGCGTCCGCACTCCCGGACTCCTCGCCACCGACGAGCTCCGCGTGAACGTCTGGCACCCCGACGAGGGCCGCTGTGCGCAGCTCGCCGCGCTCGTCGAGGCCATCGCCGTCGCCGGCCCCTGGCCCGACGGCATCCGCAGCGTCACCCCTCGCTCGCGCCCCACCTCGCCCGTCCCCGACCCGGACACGGACGACCCCATGGTCGCGCTCGGCGTCACCGCCTACCCGACCCCGCGCAACCTCTCCACCCTCAACTCTTAAGGACTGACCAATGGCAGGTAACGCCGCAAACACTTCCCAGTGGGCCGGGGCCGACGTCTTCATCGCGCCGACCGGCACCGCTGGCCCCTCCGACCTCACGACGCAGTGGGCCGCCGCCTGGCTCCCTGTCGGTCTCCTCGACGGCGAAGAGGGCATCACTGAGGCCCGCGAGCAGGAGTCGACCGAGAACTACGCGTGGGGCGGCATCCTCTACAAGCGCACGACCTCGAAGCACAAGCGGACCTTCCGCTTCGTGGCGCTGGAGACCAACGACACGACCTTCACGCTCGTCAACCCCGGCTCGACCCGTGCGACCGCGACCGGCGTGACCACGTCCGTCGTCAAGGTGCCGTCCGTCGGTGCGCAGTTCGCCGTCGGCTTCGAGCTCCGCGAGGGCACGAAGAAGAAGCGCCGCTTTGCGAAGACGGCGGAGGTCACCGAGGTCGCCGAAATCAAGGAGTCGGAGACCGAGCCGACCGTCTACGACATCACCGTCGTGGTCTTCCCCGAGTCGGACGGGACGCTCTACCGCACCCTCGAAACCGCCTCGGCGTAACCCTCTCTCTCACACCCCACCCGGGGCCGCTCGCGCGGGGCGGCTCCGGGTGCCTTTCCCATGCCCGCGCACCCTCACCTAACCCGCGCTAGGAGACCACATGACCGCTCGCAAGACTTCCACCGCTGCCGCAGACGCCATCGCCGCCGAGGCCGTCGCGGAGCCGATCACCTTCCCTTTCCAGGGCGAGACCTACTCCATCCTGCCGACGAGTGAGTGGACCTACTCCACCATCGTCGCATTCGAGCAGGGTCGCCTCTCGACCTTCCTCTCGGCCGTCCTCGACAAGGACAGCCTCGCCCGCTTCGCCGGCCACGACTTCAAGATCGCCCTCGTCGGCGAGTTCGTGGACGCCGCTTCGACCGCCGCAGGCATCCAGGGAAACTGACGGCGCTCGCCCGGCTGATCCGCGAGGCTCCCGACGCGGTAGAAGCTGACCTCCTCCGCTTCTACCGCGTGGACCTCGCGGACTACTTCCGCGGCGAGCTCTCACTACGGCGGCTGTCCGTGCTGATCAAGCACCTGCCCGCCGATGCCGCTGTCCAGCGCATCGCCCACAAGGGCGAGACGGCTTGGACGCGCGAGGAGCTTCTCCTCACTCACCTCATCCAGGTCTGGACCGGCAAGCCCCACCCGTGGCTTCCGAAGGCCGACCGCCGCTCGCGCTATGCGGACCTTCGCGCGCGCCTGGAGGCGCAGCAGCGTCGCCTAGCCAACCCCGAATAGGAGCCGCATGGCAGGGAACGTCATTGGTCACGCGACACTCAACGTGGTCCCGTCGACCAAGGGCTTCGGCTCCAGCCTCAACGGCGACCTTGCCGGCATCGGCGCCTCGGGTGGTCGCGCAGTCGGCAGCGCGATCACCTCAGCGATGGGCGCCGTGTTCAACACGGGCATGGTCGCTGTCGGCGGCGCGGCTGCCGTGGCCCTCACCAAGGGCTTCGGCCGCCTCGAAGCTATCGACACGGCGCAGGCGAAGCTCACCGGCCTCGGTCACAGTGCCGAGAGCATCACGAGCATCATGCAGTCGGCCACCGCGGCCGTCAAGGGTACGGCGTTCGGCCTCGGCGACGCCGCCAGCGCGGCGGCGCAGTTCTCCGCCGCAGGCATCCCGCTTGAAGGCATGGAGCGCTCGCTCCGCGTCCTCGCCAGCACCACCGCAGTCGCGGGCGGCGAGATGAGCGAGATGACCACCATCTTCGGCAAGGTCGCCGCGACCGGCAAGCTCAACGGCGAGGTCGTACAGCAGCTCGCCGAGCGAGGCGTGCCGATCCTCTCGCTCCTCTCGAAGCAGCTCGGCGTCACCGCAGCCGACGTCTCGAAGATGGTCTCCGACGGCAAGATCGACTTCGAGACCTTCCAGGCCACCCTTGAGGCGAACCTCGGCCCGGCCGCACAGGCCATGGGTGAGTCCTTCTCGGGCATGCTCTCCAACGTCGGCGCGGCCCTCGGTCGTCTCGGCGCGAATCTCGAAAAGCCCGCGTTCGAGGCGCTCAAGACTCTCTTCCCTGGGCTGATCAGTCTCCTCGATCAGTTCGGCAAGGCCGTTGCGCCGCTGTCCGCACTCATCGCTGAGGGCCTGAATCCTGCCGCTGAGCGGCTCGCCGGCTGGCTGTCGTCGATCAGCTTCGACGCCAGCACCGAGGGCGCCTTCGGCTTCCTTCTGGCCCTCGGGCCGCTCCTGCCCCTCCTCGGCGGCCTCCTCGGGCTCCTCGGCCCGATCATGTCCGCGCTGCCGATTGTCGGCGGTCTGTTCGCCGGGATCAGCGGCCCGGCTGGTATCGCCGCGGGCGCGCTCCTCATGCTCACCGCAATCCACCCGGCCGACCTCATGGCGGGCTTCGACGAGCTGGCACAGTCGTTCCCCGGCATCATCGAGAAGGTCGCATCGGGCGCCGCCTCGATGCTGCCCACGATTCTGTCCCGGGTCGTCGCCAACGCCGGCATCTTCGTCGAGGGCATCCTCAACGTCTTCACGGCGCTGATTCCCGCCATCGCGACAGCCATCCCGCAGCTTGTGACCGCCTTCGGCGCGATCATCCCGCAGCTAGTCGGAATCCTTCTGCACTCGGTGCCGCTCATCCTGACCGCGGCCCTGGGCCTCTTCCAGGGCATCATCCAGGCCATCGTGACGGTCCTCCCGCAGATCGTCTCGACTCTCGTCGCGCTCCTCCCTCAGCTCGCGACCGCGATTCTCGGGATGCTGCCGCAGATCATTTCGTCGGCTCTTGAGCTCTTCATGGGTGTCGTTCAAGGCATCGTCCAGGCAGTCCCGGTCATCATCACGGCGGTCCTCGACCTCCTGCCGGTCCTGATCAGCACGCTCCTCGGGATGCTGCCGAACATCATCGACTCGGCGCTGGAGCTGTTCCTCGGAATCGTGACGGGTCTGATCACGGCGCTGCCGCAGATCATCACGGCCGTCCTCGGGATGCTCCCTCAGATCGTCTCGACGCTCCTGGGCATGATCCCTCGCCTGATCGACGCCGCCGTGCGTCTCTTCACGGGGCTCGTCGATGCGCTGCCGATCATCCTGCCGCAGCTCGTCGAGGCGCTGATCGGGCTACTGCCCGTCATGATCAGCACGCTCATCGGCATGGTGCCGACCTTGCTCCAGGCCGGCGTCGACCTGATCGGCGGTCTCGTCTCGGGTCTGTGGAAGGCCGCGGGTTCTGTGGCCTCGGCGCTCCTCGACATCATCGGCGGCGCGGTCGACGGCTTCCTGAGCTTCCTCGGCATCCACTCGCCGTCCCGACTCTTCCGATCCTTCGGCGAGTTCACGGGCGAGGGCTTCGCAATCGGCATCCGCTCCATGGCCGGCGACGTGTCCAACGCCGCCGACTCGCTCGCGGATGCCGCCACCTCGTCGCTGTCCGGCTTCACGGTCTCGCCGTCTCTCGACGTGCCTGACGTGGCGCCGGCAAACGGACGCCCGGGCGACTTCCCGGGCGACGAGCCGGGGGCCCGAGGCGACTCCTACCCGATCCACTACTACGACTACTCGTCCTCCACGGAGGACAAGGCGGCCAAGCTCGCCCGCGCACGCGCTCAGCAGCAGGCGGCGATGGCAGCGGGCGCCTGGAGGTAACTGAATGGCTGACGTCGACCTGTCCCTCATCGCCCCATCTGGGAGCGAGCTCAGTCTCGCGTCGTCCATCTGGGATGCCGGGGCCTTTCGTGTCATGGACGGCACGTCGGGCCTCGGCCTCCCAGTCCAGCTCGCCGCGTTCACCGAGTCAGCCGGCGACGGTCGCCGCCTCGGCAACGTGCGGACCTCGGGCCGGCAGATCAACCTCGTCGTCGGCATTTTCGAGGAGACGCGGGCCGCCGTCCAAGCGCGCATCGACGAGCTCGCGGATCACCTTGCGCATGCTGACGGCCTGCCACTTCCGCGGCTCCGTGCGACCTACGCGGACGGCACAGCTCGAGAAATCGAGTTCGTCCACTCGGGCGGCGGTACGGCCGGCCTCACGGCCATGGGTGACACGGCGACCGTGCTCCCCCTGGTGCTCGATTGCGTCTCCGCGTACTTCACGGACGTCAACTTCCAGAGCTTCACTGTCGCCCAGGCGCAAAGCTCCCAGACGTTCCTTGAGTCGCTCCCCAACGTCTTTCTCCTGCCGTCCGGCGCCGTCGGCTCGATCCAGGTGACGAACCCGGGCAAGGCCCCTTCCTTCGTCGAGTGGGAGCTCAAGGGCCCGTTTACACGCCTGCGTGCGGAGTGCGCAGGGCAGGTATGGGAGTTCGCTGCCCCGCTGGCGGCCGGCGAGACCGTCTTCATCCGCAAGACGAGCGCCGGGATCACCGTGACCGACGCAACGGGTGCCAACCGCTACGCGAGCGTCGCCGACGCCCCGCGATTCTTCCAGCTCCCTCCGGGCACTTCGACACTCCTCGTCACCATCGAGGGCACGAGCACGGAGACGCGCGCCATCGCTCGCTACAAGCCCCGATACCGGCAGGTGTTCTGACCCATGACCAACCTTGTCGTTCAGGTGCGCGACCGCAGCCTCGCGCGTGTCGGCATTCTCTCCGATGAAGACCTCGTGTCCCTCACGCTCAACCCGGCGCGGAACGATGTCGGCACTTGGAGCATCCAACTCCCCCACATGGTGCGCGGCGAGTCCGGGGTCTGGGAGCGTCACCGCATGGCCGCGGCGCTCGCCCAGCCCGGCGCCGGCATCATCGTCGACCTTCCTGGAGGCCGCCGCTTCTCCGGCCCTGTCTTCGCAGCCAAGTTCGTCGAGTCCACCGAGGACGTGCGCGGCTCTTGGGAGTTCACAGGGGTCACGGACAACATCGTGCTCCGCGACCGTCTCGCCTTCCCAGACCCCGCGGTCACCGACGCTCAGGCGTCGAGCATCTCTTCCGCATACGACGTGCGCACGGGCAAGGCCGAGTCGATCCTCCATGGCTTCGTCAACGCCAACATCGGCCCTGGCGCGCAGCCGGCTCGACGAGACCCCCGGATCGTCATGGGTGTCAACGGCGCACGCGGGCAGACCCGGACCAAGTCGGCCCGCTTCTCGACTCTCTTGGAGGTTCTGCAGTCGGTCGCAGCTACCGACAACCTCCTCTTCGACGTGATCCAGGTTGACGGGCACCTGGAGTTCCGCACCTGGCAGCCGGCAGACCTGACCGACACCGTGCGTCTCGACGTTGCCACCGACGGGCTCGACAGCACGGGCTACAGCTACGGCGGCCCCGCGGCTTCGAGCGTCATCCTCATGGGGCAAGGCGAGGCGTCGGATCGCATGATCCGCACGCGCGTCGCCGACGATGCCGACGAGCTGGCCTCGCTCTACGCCCGCCGTATCGAGGTTGTCGTCGATGCGCGCGGGACTGAGGAGGTCGCCGAGCTCGACGCCCGGGGCGACGAGGTACTCGTCACGAACGGCTCACCGATCACTTCGCTTGAGGTCGTCCCGTCGTCGATCGACACCGACGGCGATGGTCACTGGGAGGGAGATGTCTGGGTCGTCGACCGCCCGCCGTGGTGGGTCGGCGACCGTGTGACGGTCACCGTCGCAGGCGAGCCGGTCAAGGTGAGCGTCACGGCCGTCAGCGTTTCGGTCTCCCCCGACGGCATCTTTGCGACGGCGACCGTGGGCGACGCGGCAGGCTTCGACCCCGAGAAGGCCAGCGGCGCCCGGCTGTCTAGCGTCGAGTCTCGCGTCTCCTCGCTGGAGCGCAACGCCGGATCGGGAGGGGGCTCGCCGACAGGATCGGTCATCAGCTTCGCAGGCGCGACCGCCCCTCGCGGGTGGCTCATCTGTGACGGCAGCGTCTTCGATCCGGCCCAGTACCCCGACCTCTACGACGTGATCGGCACGACCTACGGCGGCACGGCATCGGCGCCTCGACTGCCCAGCCTGGCGGGCCGGGTGCCCGTCGGCGTCGACAACGCGCAAACGGAGTTCGCCACCCGAGGCAAGACGGGCGGCGCCAAGACGCACACCCTGTCGGTCAACGAAATGCCGTCCCACGATCACGACTTCGAGGGGCAGACATTCTCGTGGGGCGGCTCGGGGTCGGTGTCTCTCGACTCGAATCCTCAAGCTGTTGCGCGCGCCTCTTGGGGAAATGGGCTCTACACCTGGCAAGACCGGGATGGCTGGGCAGACACCTACGCGCGGGGCGGAGGCCAGCCGCACAACAACCTCCAGCCATACATCGCGCTCCTCTACCTGATCAAGGCGTAACGCCTCCCGCCAAGGGCCATCTGGATTCTCTCCAGGTGGCCCTTTCGCATGAAAGGACACCATGGCCGACTACGCCTACCCGAAGGCCCTCACGGGCATGCAGGACACGCAGTGGTCCAACTTCATGGCGGCCATCCTCGCCGACGGGGCCTTCACCGCAACGGCGTTCGCGCCATCGGCCAACGGCTCCGGCATGACCGTCTCTCTCGCCCCGGGCGAGGGCATCATCCGCGGCATCCTGACCGGCGACGCCTCTGCCGCCTCGGTCACCATTCCCGCGGCGCCGGCAGCCGGCCAGACTCGCATCGACACTGTCGTGAAGCGGCTGGACCGCTCGGGCACTCCGGTGATCAAGACCGTCGTGCTCTCGGGAACCGCGTCGAGCACCACGCCGAGCGCACCGGCCCTGACGCAGAACCCCTCTGGCGTCTGGGAGTGGCCGGTCGCCGACGTCCTCGTCGAGGGTGGCGCCACGAGCATCGCCGCGGCGAAGGTCACCGACCGCCGTTCGCTCTCGTCCAAGCCCGTCACCTCCTACTTCACCCGGCCGTCCTCCCCGGTCCCGCTGGCGCTCGGCTTCAACCGCTCGACGGGCAAGTGGGAGTTCCACGACGGGAGCACCTGGCGCGAGCTCGTGCCGGCGATCACCGCCGCCGACCTTCCGACCGTGCCCATCGCGAAGGGCGGCACGGGCGCGACCACGTCCTCCGACGCTCTCAAGGCCCTCGGCATCTTCGTGCAGGCCACCGATCCGGGGCACGCCGACGGCCGCGTCTGGATCAAGGGATAGCCCGTGCCCGCAGCATCCGCGAACCTCTCTGGTCAGTATCGCCTCGACATTGGGTGTGACCTCGCTTGGCAGGACGCCGCAAGCAACACCTCCGGGGTCAATTGGTACCTGAACCTCGTGAAGCTCTCCGGCTCGGGTTACTGGAGCTACAACTCGAATCCGTGGTCGGTGACCGTGGCCGGGCAGAACTGGTCTGGCGGCTTCACCTACGACTTCCGCAGCTACTCCGTCCTCACGCTGGCCTCCGGCTCGAAGACGATTGCGCACGCAGCCGACGGGTCGGCATACGTCAGCTTCGCGGGATACGCCGCGATGGACAGCCCCAGCGGCTCCGCCAATCCCTCGGGCGGCATGTGGCTGCCGGCCCTCGCGTCGACACCGCCCACGCCGCGCCTCGCCTCGGCGAGCTCCACGCCGACGTCGCTGAGCGCCACCTTCTCTATCAGCGGCGACGGCCGCTCGGCGATTCAGGAGTGGCAGTTCGCCTACGCCCGCGATGGCGACTCCTACGCCTTCATGTCTGTCGGCTCGGGGAGCTGGAGCCTGCCCTTCAACTGGGGCGACCGCGACCCGTCGACTCTGCACCGCGTCGAGGCCCGCTGCCGTAACGGCGTCGGGTGGTCGCCGTGGACAGGGCCGAACCTCCTCGGCACGCAGAGCGGCATGCGTGTCTCCCGGGCCGACGCCTGGAGCGCTCCTGACGCCGCAATCCAAGTATCCCGCGGGGGCCAATGGGTGCCCGCTCCGACCCGTGTGTCGCGCTCCGGTGCGTGGCGCGCCGCTTCGTAAGGCAGCTCATGTCCGACTCCTCCCCGCCCACCGAGGGCACTGTCCTCGTCACGCTCGCACGGCTTGAGGGGAAGCTCGACGCCAACCTCGCCGCCCACGCCGCCGACCTCGGCGCGCTCAAGGACAGCCGCGTCGACCACGAAGGCCGGCTCCGCTCGCTGGAGTCCCGGCCGACCGTCTCCCCCGCCCAGCTCTGGGCCGGCCTCATCGGCACCGTCGGCGTCATCGGCGGCCTCATCGCCGCGACCAACGGCGTCGTCAACCTCATCACCCCATAGGAGGGCAATGTCCTACTGGACCGACTTCTGGGGCGCCTCGTGGCGCCGCACCAATCCCTACGGCACTCCCGGCTCCCGGGCCGTTTACACGAAGGGCTATCACCGCGGCGAGGACATCGCCAACAACGGCCAGGTCGCCGACATCCCTGCGCTTCGCTCGGGCGAGGTCATCGACTCCGGGCGCTCCTCGGTCATCGGCTTCTGGGTCTGCATCAAGCCCGACGCCGACCCGAGCCGGCGCGACATCTACTGCCACATGTTCGAGCCGAGTGCGAAGCGCTCCGGGCGTGTGAACGCGGGCGACATCATCGGCCGGATGGCGACCTGGGGCGAGTCTCCGGGCACCGGATGGACTGGACCGCATCTGCACTTCGTCGTGTCGGACCTCTCTGACGGCGGACACAACACGTCTCGCGCCGACTTCGACCCGCGGCCCATCATCACCGCGGCCCTCGCGAACGGCGGCAACGCACCGGCTCCGGCACCCGCGCCCGCAGCGAGCGGCGGCCAGGTGTTCGACGTTCCTGGCGAAGGTCAGTACTTTTACTGGCAGTACGACAACGCTCTCGCCGGCAACTACGACCCGTCTCAGCTTCTCCGCGGAGGTCAGACGCTCGCCGTCGTCGAGAACCCCGGCACGGGCCCTGTCAAAGTCCGATGTGCTGACGGTGACCTCGTGTGGGTCGGCACGCGACGAAGCCCCGCCGCCGTGCGCGGAGGGACTCCCGCGCCGGCACCCGCGGCTCCGGCCGTCGAGTGGTTCGACGTTCCTGGCGAAGGTCAGTACTTCTACTGGCAGTACGACAACGCCCTCGCCGGCAACTACGACCCGTCTCAGCTTCTCCGAGGTGGGCAGACCCTCCGCGTCGTCGAGAACCCCGGCACCGGCCCCGTCAAGGTGCTGTGCGCGGACGGCGATCAGGTCTGGGTCGGCACCCGCCGCAACCCTGCCGCGACCCGTCGCGGCTGATCGAAAGGCTCCCATGTCCCTGACTCGCGCAGACATCCGAGCGGCCGTCAAGGCCGCCAGCACGGCCAGCCCTACGGTGCTGACCGCCGCCTTCTGGGCGGACCTCGCGGAGCGCGTCCTGACCTCCGCGGCGGGCGGTGCCCTCGCCGTCGTCACCGCAGCTCCGTTCGCCCTGGGTGAGGCCGCCTCCTGGGAGGCGGTCGCCGTCGGCGCCGGCACCGCGGCCCTCGTGTCCTTCCTCAAGGGCATCGCGGCCTCGGCGTCCGGCACCGGCTCCGCCAGCCTCGCCCCCAGCGTGTAAACGCACCGGCCCCCGTCTCACTTCGAGGCGGGGGCCTTTCGGCGTTCCCGGGCAGGTTCGCCCCGGCTGGCGGCCTATCTCTGCATGACCACCACCACACCCCGCCCCATCGCCTTCGCCGACATCCGCGAGGGCGACACCATCCGCGCCACGAAGACCGGGTCCGAGCACGTTGTCGCCTACGTCCTCGTCCAGGCGGTCAACCCGTGACGCTGCCGCTGATCGGCTTCGTTGGCCGCAAGCGTTCCGGCAAGGACACGGCCGCCAAGACTCTCGTCGCGGAGTTCGGGTACTCGGCCGCCGCCTTCGCTGACCCGCTCCGTGACCACCTCGCCGCTGTCGACCCCATCGTCGGCATCGACGATGGCCGGCGCGGCGTGCCGTGGGTCCGCTACTCCGACGCGGTCGCGGAGCTGGGCTACGACGGAGCCAAGGACCGCTACCCCGAGCTTCGCCGCCTCCTCCAGACGGAGGGCACCGACGGCGTCCGCGACACCCTCGGCACCAAGTACGGCCTGCGCGAGCTCCTCGACGGGCACGACGTCTGGACCGCCATCGCGCAGCTCCGCATCGATCGTGCGCTCCAGTACGAGGACATCGCGACCTACGGCGGCAGCCCCCTACGGCGGGTCTGGCGGGAGCTCCTCGCATTCACCGACGTCCGCTTCCTCGACGAGGCCGCCATCGTCCGCGACAACGGGGGCGTCCTCGTGCGCATCATCCGCCCGTCGACTGACTCCGTCGCCGACGCGCACCGCTCCGAGACGGAGCTCGACCTCATCGAGGTCGACCACGAGGTCGTCAACGACGGCACGCTCGAAGACCTCGCCGCCAAGGTGCGAGCGATCGTCACCTGAGTCCAAGGCCCCGCTTCCCGAACCCATCGGGCGGCGGGGCCTTTCTGCGTGTCATGCGTGCGAATACACACGCGCGTCGTCCCCCGTGGTACGTTCGTGCCATGCCCACCGACACGGCGATTGACGAACTGCGCAAGCGCGCCGCGAAGCACATGCGCGCATGGCGTAACGCTGACTCTCCGCAGGAGCGCGCGACCGCCACGAAGGGCGCCGCGGAGACTCTCGCTGACGCCCGGACGCACTTCTACGACCGCGACGGGAAGGCTGACCTCCTCGGCCGGTCATATGACTACCGCCTCTTTGTGAAGGGTGCGCTCGACGACGCCGGCATCCCTCAGGTTGCGCGCTCGTCGCTCCAGGCGGCCATCCGCTACCACATCTCGCCGATCCTCCATGAGCGCCACGGTGAGGAGCTCGTCGAGCGTGGCCTCACCTCCGGTTCGACCCGAGACCGCGGACGCCAGCGGCGTGAGCGCGAGTCAGAGGTGCTCCACGCCTTCAACGGCGGCGCCCCCATCACCGACTACGCCGAGGTCGTCCAGGTCGCACACCTCGCGCGCGCAGCCTTCAACCGCGTTCGACATGTCGATGTGCCCTCTGACGGCAGCGCCGAGCTGATCACGGAAGCGTTTACACGCGCCGCGAAGGCCGCTCGCGACGCCGCAGCGCGGGCGACCGGCGACTGACGGGGACGAAAGGGACGGTTCTAGCGTCCCTTCACTATTCCTCTCTCTAGTCTTCTCTCTCTAACAGGAGGAACAGGGAAGGGACGCTCTATTCGTCCCTTCCGTCCCTCGCCGCGCCGGCCGCCGCAACCTCGGGCAGTCCGGCCCCTCCTGGCGGCCTCTCCTCGTGTCCCTATTCCCCCGACACGAGGAGGCAGTCGCTACATGACGACGCCCAAAGTGAACACGATCAAGCGGCAAGACAGCCGCTTCTACGTGGAGCCGCTCAGCGGCGAAAAGTACCCCGGCGTGACGAGCGTCCTGAACATGCTGCCCAAGGAGTTTCTCCAGTGGTGGCAGGCCAAGATGGTCGCAACCGCGGCGGTCGAGGAGCTCGGCACGGTCGTGCAGATGACCCTCCGCGACCCGCAGGCCGCCATCGACCACCTCAAGGGCGCTGCCCGGCGCAACACCAAGGCCGCCGCCGACACGGGCACCGCCGCGCATGACCTCTTCGAGCGCCTCGCGAAGGGCGAGGACGTCGGCCGCGTGCACCCCGACCTCGTGCCGTTCGTCGACCACTTCAAGGAGTTCCTCGACGTCAAGCAGCCGCGCTTCCTCCACATGGAAGAGACGGTCTGGAGTGATACGCATCGCTATGCAGGGTCGTTCGACTGGATCGCAGAAATCGACGGCGAGGTCGTCTTCGGCGACTCGAAGACGACGCGCTCCGGCATCCATGAGGAGGTCGGCATCCAGCTCGCGGCGTACCGCTTCGCCGACTGCCTCCTCCGCCCCGACGGCACGCGCACGCCGATGCCGAAGACCACGGGCGGGGCGGTCATCCACGTCCGTCCCGAGGGCTGGCAGCTCGTCCCGGTCAAGGCCGACGAAGAGATGTTCGAGGTCTTCCTCCACCTCCGTGCGATCTTCGACTACGAGAAGGGCGGCAAGTCCGCCGTCGTCGGCCGCCCCATCGCGTCTGGCCCGAGCGAGGCCACGGCCGCCGCACCTCGTCGCCGGCAGCCGGCCGCTCGGCGGGCCGCATGAGCGCCGCGCGCGACCATATCACCGACATCCTCGGCCAGCGCGTCGAGGTCGGTGACCGCGTCGCCGCGGCGGTGACCGGCTGGCGCACCTCGTCGCTCGTCGTCGGTCGCGTCGAGAAGCTCACGGCGACGCGCACGACAGTGCGTCTGGAGAAGCGGACGGGCTACGCCTACGGTGACGTGTCCGTGGTCGACGACTCGCTCGGCCGCATCGTCAAGCTGCCCGCGGAGGTGACCGAGTGATCCACGGCAGCCGCGAAGACGTCATTTGGCTCGCCGGCCTCTGTGAGGGCGAGGCGACCTTCGACCTCCAGCGCGGAAAGTATCCGCGCATCCGCGTCGGTATGACCGACCGCGACACGGTCGGGCGCGTGGCGTCGCTTCTCGACACCTCGATCCGGCTCCAGTACCGCCCAGCGCCGGCATCGCCCATGTGGCACGCGGAGCTCCAGGGCTCCCGCGCCGCCGCCGCTATGCGCGAGCTCCTGCCCTTCATGGGCGCACGCCGGTCGCAGCGCATCGCCGAGGTGCTGGCGGCGGACACGTTCCGTCGCATCCCCGGTATCAAGTCGATGCCCGGCCCGATGCTGGCGCGCCCTCTGGGCATCGCCAAGCCGGCGACCGCGGCGTAGATGAGAGAGGCCCCCGACGAGCGCATTGCTCCAGTCGGGGGCCTCTGGCCGTCTTCCTCGTCTTCCCCAAGCTCGTCGGAAGACGTCCTTTGTCTCACCTAGATACTAGTTCCTCGACCTTCTCACGCGCAAACTGACTTGCGCGTGTCGCCCCCTCCTCGTGAGGGGGCTTTCTGCGTTTCTGGGCAGCTTGCGCGGAACTGGCGGCCTCCCCTCTCACAACCACCAGTGAGAGGAGTTGCTCCCCATGAGCACGCCCACCCCCATCGCCCGGAAGGACATCAAGCTCGGCGACATCGTCCGCGCCACGAAGGGCACCACCTCGGTCCAGAGCACGGTGAGCGATATGTCGCCCAGCCGCGCCTACCTCCCGGAGCTCTCCATCGGCGAGGCGCCCGACCGGACGACGCTCGCCGGCTACGAACGCCGGGGCTTCACCTTCGAGCTGATCAAGGCAGCGCCCAAGCCGCTGCCGACGGAGCCCGGCTTCTACATCCAGGAGCGAGACGTCGCCAACCCCGCCGCCGCGAGCGGCATCCGCCTCCTCCGCGAGGCCGGCCGCTGGTACTACACGAACGTGACTCACGGCGCGTGGGTCGCGGACGGGCTGGCCTCGGTCGCCCGGGCGCATGCAATCTCGCCGTTCGTCCGACTGGAGGTCGCCAAGTGACCGCGCCGAACACCTTCCAGCTCGCCATCCTCCGCGGCCTGAACACGACCGGTAAGCACGTCTTCGCCGGCATCGAGTCGGCCGAGGACCGCGCCGTCCGCCGTCGCCTCGACCGCGCGACCGCAGCCGCGAAGCTGCCGCGTAACCATGACGGCCGCCGCGCCCGGCTCCTGGCGCAGCGCAGCTCGCTCCGCGCAATCGCCCGCGGCATCCGTCGTCAGGGCGAGCCCGAGGTCTCCGAGGAGGTGGCCGCGTGACCGCCGACCGCTACTTCGTCACCGCAGCCGACGGCACCACCGAGCTCCGCGAGGTGCCCCTCCCGGGGCTCCTCCTGGAGGTCGTCCAGGCTATCGACGAGGACAAGGACTACACCGAGGCGCCCTACCGCGAGTACACCCGCGACGTCGCCAACGCCACGGTCGCAACGTCCAAGGTCGTGCCTGTCGAGGGAAGTGACGAGAACCTCCACAAGGTCGTCCTCGACATCGACATACCCGCCAAGCTCGTGCCGTCGAGCACGCCCGGCCACTCGCACCTCTACATCGACAAGGCGATGCCGTGGGGCGACTACGTCGACCTCCTCGAAGTGCTCACCGACGTCGGGCTGATCGAGCGCGGCTACTTCGACGCCAGCGTCGCCCGCGGCCACACCGCAGCGCGGCTGCCGTGGGTGAAAAAGGGCGAGCCGAAGCACCGCGGCGAACTGGAGGACTTCCCCCTGTGACCTCCTCGTCGTTCACCGCCCACATCCGCATCGCGAAGACGACCACCTCGCCCGCGACGAGCGGCGACCGCTACGGCCAGAACGCCAAGCCGGCATCGCGGGACGTCGAGGAAGTCGCCGACTTCACGATCCGCGGCGACTCCGTCGCTGCCGTCACGGCCAAGGCCGCCGCTCACCTCCAGCTCCTCAACCCCGAAGGGACCAACTCATGACCTCCGCCGTCATCATCCGTCAGGCCATCAGCTCACTGTCCAACGCGCAGCTCCGCGACCTCGTCGACAAGTCCGTGGCGGCAGACCCGAACTTCGTCGAGCGCCAGCTCGCGACCGTCCTGCGTCCCGACCCGGGCACCTCCGAAGCCCCCGCGGTCGTGATCGACGCGGACGGCGACCTCTGGTATCGCGCCGACGACGGGCTCTACACGATGACCGAGGGCGCTGCCGTCGGCTCGGAGTCGCTCGATGAGCTCCGCGACCAGTACGCGCCGGTTCGCGTCTACGTCGAGGGCCCGGTCCTGTGAGGGCCGCGACCTGGCCGGCAGACGTCAAGGCCGGCGCCCGCGTTCGTATCGCGAAGGTCGACGACCCGGCGCGTGACGTCGAGGGCCAGCTCGCCCGCGTCGACTTCGATGGGGAGCTCGTCCTCATGGCGCCCGTCTCGCACGGCGGCAGCCTCTACACCGGAGTCTTCCCGTCCACGCCGGGCGTGACCGTCACCGTCCTGCCGCCGCCTCCGCCGCAGCTCCCGACCGCCGCGGGCTACTACGTCGATACGGACGGGGACGTGTGGCGCATCCGGGACGAGGGTGCCAAGCCCTACTTCCTCGGCGAAGCCGACATCAACGACCCCGAGAGCTACCTCCCCTTCACGCGTCTCGTCCCCGAGACCTCGACAACCGACTGACCCGCACCTCTCCACGAAAGGCCCACCATGGCATTCCCCACCTTCAAGTCCAAGCCGCTCGGCGCCCGCCTGGTCGAGAAGGGCGAGGCCCTCCGCACCGAACAGGCGAAGAAGGCCGACGCCTCGCGTTCGTTCGCGACCCTGTCGGCCGGCGCCGCGCAGGACAGCACGACGGCCGGAGTCCACGCCGCCGCTGTCGAGCGCGCCATCGCGATCCTCGACGACGCGGGGGTCAGCCTGTGACCCTCAGCCTCCGCCCCCAGGTCCGGCCTCGCCGACCGCTCGGCCCGGTGCACCTCTACCCCGAGCCGCCGAAGAAGCTCGCAGCCGGCTCGCCGGTCGCGTCGAGCAACGGTCGCATCCACGGGAAGGTCAAGACCGTCCTGCCCGGAGACCGTTACCTCGTCGACTGGGAGGTCGAAGGCTCGACGGTCCAGTCCGTCAAGCCGCGCCGCGCGCTCCTCTCCCGCTTCACCTCCACCTCTCCCGACCCCAAGAAGGGCAACCGCTCATGACGTTCACATCCATCCGACAAGCCACCGATGCCACCGCAGGCGACATCGTCCGCGCCACGAAGGGCGAGACCGTTATCGTCGGCGAGGTCGAAGAGGCGCGCCGGGACTATCGCACGGTGAGTGTTGCCGGGCTGGATGTCCGGCTGAACACCCTCTTCGGCGAAGGCTTCACCGTCGAGGTCAAGCGGCAGGAGCCGCCCCTCCCGACCAAGCCGGGCTACTACGAGGCGGCCGACCGCTACCCGATGGGACGGCGACCGATGAAGCACCCGTACCTTCTCGCCGAGGACGGCAAGTGGTACGCGTCGTACAGCGGCGGCACTCAGTTCAAGCCGGAGAGCGTCGAGCACATCCGCAGCCTCGGCCGCCTCGTCCTCCTCGGGAGCAAGGCGTGACGGCGGCCGTTGCCACGGTCGAGCTCAAGCCTTCGCTCGACGCTGACGCCTTCGCGGCAGCCGTCCGCGCGGACCTGGCTGCCGGCCTGCGCAAGTTGGCCGCCGAGCTCGACCCGCCCGCTACGTCGCCCGCTCCGCTCCCCCGCCTGCGCGACTCCGACGGTGACATCTGGACACCCCTGGAGAACGGCCTCTACCGGGCGGCGGGGTCGCATCTCCAGTTCATGCCGGCTCGCCCTCGCGCAGAGGTAGAGCGCACCTGGGGACCGGTCCGCGAGCTCCCGCCCGCGTGATCGAAGACCCGGACCCGGAGGCGCTTGACGCCTACGAGCTGGACGATCCGAAACACCCGCAGTACACCCCCACGCTCCTCGACCGCACCGAGGAGTAGCAACCCGACCCCCGCCCTAGCACACGCTCGGGGCGGGGGTCAAGTGCTTTCTGGGCAGACGCTCCCCTACTGGCGGCCTTCCCTTTCGTCCCCATCCGAGCGGCGCACAACGCCGCCAGACGAAAGCACATCACCATATGGCACTCAAGGTATTCGGCACCGACCCCGCGACGCAGCCGAAGCTGCGTCAGTCCTTCGCGGACGACGTCGTCGGTCGCTTCCGCGCCGGCCACTCCGTGAACGGGCGACCCGCCTCGCTCGAAGAGTGGCGCGTCACGACCGGCGACCCGGAGGTCGCAGCCAAGGTCCACGAGCTTCTGGGCGGCGACGCCCCGCAGAAGTTCGAGACCAAGGGCGAGGACGACATCGAGGTCTTCACGGCATCCGCCGAGGTCGACATCGTCATCGTCAAGCCGATCCGTCAGCGCATGGTCTTCTGGTCGCGCGCCAACAAGCTCGTCTACGCGACGGACGGCGAGTGGAAGCTCGACGACTCCGGCAACCCGACGGATGAGCCCGACCCGGACGCCTCGCTGAGCTTCGCCGAGCGCAAGCAGAAGGGGCAGGACGGCCTCGGCCCGGTGCCCGACACGGAGCTCTACTTCCGCCTCGCCGCCGACCCCGACCTGGGCATCTTCAAGTTCCAGACCGGCTCCTGGGGCCTCGTGCGCGACCTCGCCTACGACGGCACCGAGGACATCCTCGCCGACGCTCTCGCCGATGGCGACGGCAAGGCGTCCGCTGTCCTCAAGCTCGTCCCCACGAGCTTCGTGGCGAAGAACGGCCCGCGCGCCGGCCAGACCGTGAGCTTCACGAAGTCGGCGATCACCGACATCAAGGCCGCGGCGTAGTGGCGCCGTTCTTCTCCGTCGGTGTGACGACCGTGAACGGCGGCGCGGGCCTCGGCCCCGTCGTCGTTCAGGCCGCGAACGCCGACGCAGCGCAGGAGCGCTTCCTTGAGCGCGAGCAGACCACCATCTTCGACCTTTCGCAGTCGGGCCTCGCGGCCTGGACGATTCAGGAAGTCGTCGCGGATGACGAGCCCGACGCCTGACCTGGCGTCGCGTATCCACATCTCGCCGGCCGTCCTCGTGGGCGGCTTGCTCCTCGTGCTCTGCGCGCTCGCTGTGCTGATCCCGTAACACCGTCCCCCTCTGGCCCCTGCCCGGCATTCCGCCCGGGCGGGGGCCTACGTGTCTACAGAAAGACCCCGCATGAACCCCTCGCGTCAGATCACCGTTTACACGAGCCCCTCCTGCGTCCAGTGCGCGATGACCAAGCGCAAGCTCGACGAGCTCGGCGTCCATTACGCGGTCGTCGACCTCGCCGTCCCCGAGCACGCCGAGGCGCACACCTACGTGACCGGCGTCCTCGGGTACAAGGCCGCGCCCGTCGTGGCCGTCTACCTCGGCGCGGAGAACGACCTCGCCGACCATTGGCAGGGCTACCAGCCGGAGAGGCTGGAGGCGCTGGCGTGACCTGGATTCACCCGGTGCCTCCGCTCTCGGGTTGGCGCTATCACCTTGCGCGCGCCCGCTTCGTCTTGCGGCTTCGTAACCCTCTCGCCTGGCGCCTCGCCGTGCTCGTGGGACTCGCATACTCCCCATCGGTCGCACTGGCAGGGCCCCGACATGGCTAGCCCTTCCAAGGCCAAAGGCACCCGCTGGGAGTCCGACCTCGTCAAGCACTTCACGGCAGCGGGCATCCCGGCCCGTCGTGTCGCGCAGTCGGGCGCTCTCGACGTCGGTGACCTCCACGGCATCGAGCCGTTCGTCGGCCAGGCGAAGAGCTACCGGGACATGGTCGCCGCGTTCCGAGACGGGGTCGCGGGCGCCAACGTGCAGGCCCGCCGCGCCGGCCATCCGTTCGGTGTCGCCTTCGTGAAGCGCCCCGGCAAGGGCACGGCCGACGGCTACGCGGTCATGGACGTCGAGACCTACACACGCGTGCTCCAGCACATCCGCGACGCCGACGCTCGCCGCCCCGCCTGCCGCCGCGTGCACGTCAACTAGCGGGCACCTGGGCGTCGACTGGCGGCCTTCCTCGGCATGACTCCAAATCTCATCGCCCTCGACCTCTTCGCTGGCACTGGCTGGGGCGTCGCTAGTCGGCGCCTCGGCATCGCCGAGCATGGCGTCGAAATCATGCCCGAGGCCGTCGCCACCCGCGAGGCAGCAGGTATGCCCACCATCTACCGCGACGTGTGGGACGGCCTCCTCCCTCGGACGTTCCTCTCCGCTGACGCCCTCGCCGTGCTCGATGCATACAACCTCCTCATCGCCTCGCCGCCGTGCCAGACGTTCTCGACAGCGGGTAAGGGTGCGGGCCGGAAGGCGCTCGAAGACGTCCTCGGCTTGATCCGCTCCCGCGCGTGGGCGCTGCCGGATGACGGCCTCCGCCGCGCCGCTGAGAAGGCTGGACTGGACGACCGCACGGCCCTCGTGCTGACGCCTCTGGCGTACGTCTACCGCGACAAACCCCGGTATGTCGCGCTGGAGCAGGTGCCGACCGTCCTCCCTGTCTGGGAGGCGATTGCCGTAGTTCTCCGCGAAGAGTTCGGATACTCCGTCGCGACGGGCATCGTGAACGCGGAGCAGCACGGCGTACCGCAGACGCGCCGCCGAGCGATCCTCGTGGCGCGCCGCGATGGCGGCGTGGCCCGCCTTCCGCGGCCGACGCACTCGCGCTTCTACCCGCGCGACCCGCAACGCCTCGACGAGGGGGTCGCCAAGTGGGTGTCCATGGCCGAGGCGCTCGGCTGGGTCGACGTCGCCGCCGAGGTTCGTGCGCGGGTCAACGACCAGAGCGGCACGCCCTATGACGCGGAGTGGCCCGCGAAGCGCCCGGCTCTGACTGTCGCCGGTCGCGACCTCGTGCCCCATCCGGGTGCGACCGCCAACCGCTTCAACGGCTCGACCAAGAGCCGCAACGACGGTATCCGTCTGTCAGCGGAGGAGCTCGCTGCCGTGCAGTCCTTCCCTCCCACGTGGCGCGGCCTCACGAACCGACCGGCCCCCACGATCACGGGCGGTGGCACCGAAACCGGAGGCGCCGAACCCATCGCAAAACTCGCGCGCTACACCTCGCAGCCCGACTGGGTGGGGAGCACCGAGCGCCTGACGCCCGCGGAGGCCGCGACCCTTCAGACCTACCCCCGCCCGTTCCCCTTCCAGGGCACCAAGGGGAAGCAGTTCCTCCAGATCGGCAACGCCGTCCCGCCGCTTCTCGCCGAAGCCATCCTCCGCACCTTCATCGACTAGGAGCCCCATGCAAACCCTCTCCGACCTTCTCGACCGCCTGGGCGGCGTGGAGGAGACCCCCGACGGTTACCTCGCAACGTGCCCGGCACACGCCGATTCCCACGCCTCGCTCCGCGTCACGACCGGCGACAAGGGCAACGTCCTCGTCGCGTGCCGCGCGGGCTGCAAGACGCCCGACGTCATGGCAGCACTCGGCATGACGATGCGCGACCTCGCGCGCCTCGGTGTCGGCGATGACGTGCCGAAGGCGAAGCGGGCGACCGCCGCCCTGCCGGCCACGCCCGCGGCCATCGCCTCGCTCGCGATGCGCCTCGACGGATACGCCGCGGCTCTCATCGGTAACCCCCTCGCGGGCGAGTCGCCTGTCGCCGAGGCATACGCCTACGCCTCTGACCGCTTCGGCCTCGCCCCCGAGGACATGACCCGACTCGGCCTCGGCTACGTGGACGACATCGGCGGAGGCCCGCGCCTCGTCGTCCCCTTCCGCACGCCCGAGGGCGTCGCGCGCAACTTCCAGGCTCGCGCTCTGGAGGCCGATGCAGCCGTCCGCTGGCAGGGGCCGAAGTCACCCGAGGGCGGCTCGTGGTCCCCGCTCGGGTGGTTCCCCGGTGAGTCGGGCTGGCCTGAGGTGCTCGTGTGCGAAGGCCCCGGCGACGCTCTCACGGGGGCGGCGCTCGGCTACGACACCATCGGCATCGCTGGCGCGTCTCGCGTCGGCAACCCCGCCATCATCGACGAGGTCGCCGCGTGGATCGGAGACCGTGAGGCTGTAGTCGCGGGCGACGGTGACCCTGCCGGCCGTCGATTCTCCGCGACGTTGGCGAAGGGTCTCGCCGACCGCGACATCCGCGTGCGCGTGCTGAATGTCGGCGACGGTCTCGACCTCACCGACTGGCGCGCTCAGAACCCGGGCGCATTTGCACGTGAGGTGATCCGCGCCATCGCCGCCGCCGAGCCCGTCGAGTCCAAGGCTGCCGCCCTCCTCGCGTGGGACGAGTCCCGCTACTCGCTCACCGACCTCGGCGGTGCCCGCTACCTCCGCGACTACGTCGAGAGCATCGACTCGGGCGTGCGCTACACACCGGAGGCCGGCTTCCTCCTCCTCGACGGCGGCGTCTGGCGCCCTGACGAGCGGCAGGCGATCCGCACACACGCGCAGAAGGTCGCTGACATCGTCAAGCGTCTCGCCATCGAGGCGGCCGTCATGGCGAAGTCCGCGTCGGAGGACGATCAGGCGCCGAAGAAGCGGGCCGCCCGCTTCCAGCGGTACGCCGCGCACGTCCAGACGACGCGTGGCATCGACTCGATGCTTCGCGAGCTCCAGGCGGTCCAGGGTGTTCCCGCGGTCCTCGATGACTTCGACCGGCACCCGGACCTTATGGCCGTTCGTAACGGCGTGCTCGACCTGCGCACGGGCGAGCTCCAGCCGCACGACCCGACTCTCCTCCTCACCCGCCGCCTCGACTTCGACTACGACCCGAAGGCGAAGGCGACGCGATGGGAGGGCTTCCTCGGCGAGGTGTTCCCGGACGAGCCCGGCATGCCGGCCTACATCCGGCGCCTGATCGGCTACGGCATCACCGGGCACACCGTCGACCAGTGCTTCGCGGTCCTCTGGGGTACGGGCGCGAACGGCAAGAGTGTCCTGACCGACACCCTGACTGAGGTGTTCCGCGAGTTCACCGTGACGACGCCGTTCTCGACCTTCGAGGAACGACCGAGCGGCGGCATCCCGAATGACCTCGCAGCTCTCAAGGGCGCCCGGCTCGTCATGGCATCCGAGGGAGAGGCCGGCAAGCGGATGGCCGAGGCCGTGCTCAAGCGGGTCACTGGCCGCGACCTCATCGCCGCGCGCTTCATGCGCAAGGAGTTCTTCGAGTTCCGGCCGACGTTCCTCCTCCTCCTCGCCACGAACAACAAGCCGCAGTTCCGCGGGCAGGACGAGGGCCTCTGGCGCCGCGTCAAGATGCTTCCCTTCGTCAGGTACTTTGCGCCGGACGAGCGAGACACTCGGCTCGGGCAGAAGCTCCTCGACGAGCGGCAGGGCATCCTCGCCTGGGCTGTCCGCGGTGCAATCGAGTGGTACGCGCAGGGCCTCGGCGATCCGGCCAGCGTGACGGCCGCGACCAAGGAGTATCGCGAGCAGTCGGACGTCCTGGAGGGCTTCCTCCCTGGTGAGTTCGCCGCTGACCCCGAGGCGCAGATCGAGGCGACCGTCCTCTTCCGCGCCTTCCAGGAGTACGCCGACGAGCACAACCACCGCGACCTCAAGGGTTGGAGCTCACGCGCGTTCTACGGCGCCCTCGGAGAGCGTGGCTTCCCCAAGCGCAAGACGCGCGGCAAGTGGGTCATCGACGGCATCCGCCGCTCACGGGCGGTCGACCGCATCGCCGAGAGCGAGCTCGATGAGGACGTGCCGAAACTCGCGCGGGCAGCTTCCGCCCCGCTGGCGGCCTCTCCCTCCGTACCCACCATCAAGGGCGTCGACCTCAACGACGTCATCTAGCAGGAAGGCCCACCGTGGCACGCATCGACAACCTCTACATCGTGACTGAGCGCCCGTATTACCGATCGGGCGGCGCCAAGTTCTACCTCGACGCCCGCGACGAGCTCGGCGCGAACGCCCCCAAGGTCGGCGACGCCGTCCGCATCGACGAGCCCTACACGGACGCCGACGGCGACTACGAGATGCGTAATGGCGCGGCAATCTCCGCGGATGTCGTGGTGAGCGTCGAGCGGATCGTCTCGGCGTACCGCGCCGCGCAGGACACGACGACGCCGGAGGAGCCGCTCGCCGACTGGGAGCGCGAGCTTCTCGGCGTCGAGGACAAGCCGAAGGCGAAGCCGAAGGTCTCCGGTGACGCCCGGGCCCTCTCGGTCTCCGCCGTGGCGACCGAGCTCTACGAGCGCACGGACCTCGACGGCGAAGCCATCGACCTCGCCATCGCCTACGCGCTCCTGCGCACCGAGGGCATCCTCTAGCCCCTCCCTTCCCCCGCAACACGCCCCGCCCCTTCGCTGCCGACAGACCGAAGGGGCGGGGCTCGTCGTCGTTTACACGCGCCCCGAGCGCTGGAGAGCCATGATCCGCACCGACCGCGCGCCGCACACGCACATCGCGCAGACCACAGACATCGTCCCGGGCTGCCCCGCGTGCCGCCTCATCCGGCCCGCCGTGATGACCCGCACCCTCTACCCCTATCTCCCCGCCGTCGTCGGCCCCCTCCCCTCCCCCGAAGGCGCAGCATGATCACGCACACTCACGTCGTCTCCGGCGACCTCTGCCACGTCCACATGCCGGAGCGCCGCGACGAGCTCGATGGCTTCTGGGCGTTCTTGTCCCGCGGCGACAAGGTGATCGGCCTCGACACCGAGACAACAGGCCTCGACATCTACGGTGCTGCCTTCGGCGTCCGCCTCGTGCAGTTCGGAAACGCGCTCGAAGCGTGGGTGCTCCGCGTCGACCTCTTCCGTGAAGCCATTGTCGCCGCCCTTCGACAGGACCGCGTCTTCGTCATCCACAATGCCGAGTTCGACGTGCGCGTCATCGACCGCCACCTCGGCGTCCGCATTGAGGAGCTCGCCTCCCGCGTCGTCGACACGCGCATTCTCGCCCACCTCCTCGACCCACGACAGCCGCACGAAGGCGGCGCCGGCCTTTCCCTCAAGCCGCTGTCGGCGATCTACGTGGACGACGCCGCACCCGACACACAGGAGGGCTTGCACGCGGTCTTCCGCACGATCCGCAACCCCGAGACCGGGAAGCTCTGCACGAAGGACAACGGGTGGCGGTACATCCCCATCGATCACCCGACCTATGTGCTCTACGCCGGCCTCGACGTCATCCTCGTCACTCGTCTCTTCCACGAGCTTGCGCCCCTCATCCGCGACCTGGCGCTGAATGACCTGTCCAAGTTCGAGCATCACCTTTCCGCGCTCCTGTCGATCATGGTGCGCAAGGGCATGCGTCTGGATGTCCCGTACACCGAGGGGCTCGTCGGCACACTCGGTGACGAGGCGGCGACCTTCCGACAGAAGGCCGCGCGCTACGGCGTCGAGAACGTCAACTCGACCGCACAGATTGCCGCCGCCCTCGTCGGCATGGGCGAGACGCTGACGGAGACGACCGACTCCGGTGCGCTCAAGGTCGACAAGGGCGTGCTCCTGCCGCTCGCCGACCTGGAGATGCGCACCTGGGAGCGCATCGGCGCTCGCGAGCCGAACCCGCTCGCCGACGCGGTCGTCCGCGCCAAGCGCGCGGAGAAGTGGGCGACCAGCTACGGGCAGGCGTTCCTCGACCTGCGTGACAGCGACGACCGTATCCACGCCAGCATCGGCGGGCTGCAGGCGCGCACCGCCCGCATGTCGGTCTCTCGCCCGCCGCTCCAGCAGCTTCCCTCGTCGGACTTCATGGTGCGCCGCGCCATCGTCGCAGACCCCGGCAACGTCTTCATCTCCGCCGACTACGACCAGGTCGAGCTTCGTGTGCTCGCCGCACTGGCCGACGTGAAGGCGATGAAACAGGCGATTATCGACGGCGTCGACCTCCACGGCTACACGGCAGCACTCATCTACGGCGACGCGTTCACGAAACCACAGCGCTCCCTATCCAAGGGTGTCGCGTTCGGCAAGGTCTACGGCGGCGGGGCGACGACCCTGTCGCGGCAGACCGGCGCGCCGATTGACGATGTGCGCCACGCCATCGCCGAGTATGACCGCGTCTATCCCGAGGTGAAGAAGTACGCCGCCCGCCTCCAGCGGCGCGCCGAGTTCGGCAAGCGCGAGGTCGTGACCGTCTCGGGCCGACACCTGCCGCTCGACCGCGACCGCCTCTACGCGGCCCTGAACTATGTGATCCAGTCGACCGCTCGTGACGTTGCCGCCCAGGCAATCGTCGATGCATTCGACGCCGGCCTCGGCGACTACCTGCGCCTCGTGATCCATGACGAAGTCCTCGCCGAAGCCCCGCAGGCAGAGGCCGAGGACATCGCGCGCGAGCTCGGCCGCGTCATGACCGGCCCGTTCTACGGCGTCCCGCTCACGGCGACCGGTGACGTCACCGGCCGCAACTGGGGAGCCGCCTACGGCGCCGACCCGCTGGCGGGTTGGTAATGGCCGTCGTCGTCATGCCTCCCCTCGGCGCCCTCGTCGCGACGATGGCGATGGCTCAGCGCCAGCGAGACCTCCTCCCCTGCCCGTCGTGCGGTGGCGACCGCCTCCGCACCGACTTCACCGGCTCCGGCCGGTGCCATGCCCCTCTCCCCCGAAAGACCCCCATGCCATGACGCTCTCCCACCGCGACCTCTTCGACAACCTCGCCGCCGCCGCGGGCCACGCCGCCAAGTCCCTCGTCGCCTCCTCAGCGATCCAGTGGCAGCCCGGCGCCCGCCTTCGCGGCGAGGGCGGCGGCAAGTCGAGCGGCACGGTCAGCGACCCGACCTTCGCCGTCGTCAGCGACGCGCGACGGCTCAAGGTGCGTGCCGCTGTGGTCGCCGCAGAGCGCGACCTCGACCGCGCCGCCCGCGTTCTGAGCGCTCGCGCGCGGCAGCTCGACCTCGCCATCGAGGCGCACGAGGACGCCGACTAGCACGACCTTCCGACACGCCAGATGAGCAGACACGCGCGAGGCGCCTCACGCGTGTTACTGTCATCGCACCCCAAGCTCGCACGGCCTACGGCGTAGGCGCGCGTCTATTCGTCGCGCCCTCGCCGTAGGTCCGCCGCGTGTGCGTTTGCACGCGAGGCGTTACTCGCGCGTGCTCGGGCCCATCCAACAGAGCACACGAGAGGAAACGTCATGCTCACCACCGCCATCGCCCGCGTCTTCACCGCCCCCACCCGCCCCCTGGAGCCGCTCCCCCTGGAGGTCGAACGCGAGCTCATCGCCGCAGCCAAGCTGAGCGATGAGCGCGCCTATGAGGCGCTCATCGACCAGTACGCCCCCGCAATCCGTAAGGCCACGCAGCGCGAGCACCGCCGCCTCCGCGACTCAGGCGTCGACATCGACGAGGTGCGCTCGCTCGTCCTCCTCGGCTTCGTCGAAGCGGTCGCGACCTGTGAGGGGGAGCGCCTGGCCGGCAACATTCGCCCTGCCATCGCGCGCACCATCGACGCCGAGCTGCCCTCCCCCAGCGCCGTTACCGTGCCGGCGCGCACGATGTCCCGCTTCATGGCCGTTCTCGCGGAGGCCGGGGGCGACATCCAACTCGCGGCGGAGCTGGCGCCATCCATGGACCTGTCGGTCGAGACGTTCCACTCGGTGCGCGAGGCGCTCCGGTCGTGGGACTCGCTGGAGGGCCTGACGGAGGACGGCGAGGAGGGCCACGGTCACGGCCGCGACCTCGACGCGGCCTCGGCGATCCTCACCGAACGGGGCTATGCGAGCGTGGAGGCCAAGGCCATGTGCGCAGCGGCCTTTGCCGCCATCGCCCACGACGAGAAGGCCACGCTCGTCGTCCGCGATGCCTACGGCTTCTCCGACTACCGCCCCCTGTCCGACGCCGAGGTTGCCGAGCGGCGCGGCATGTCGCGCTCCGCCGTGCAGCGCACGCGAACCGAAGCGCTCGGCACCATGCGCCGCGAGCTGGGCGTCGAGGTCTCCGCGTGAACGATCACCTTCGTGTAGGCCACCACGTCATCACGCCCGACGGCGTGGGCTTCATCCGTGACCGCTCGACGCGAGGCGGCTACATGGAGCCGATCATCACCGAGCGCGTCGCTGTAGTGTTCCGCGACGAGCCGACGGAGGACGCACCCCTTGGGCGAACACGTTGGTATCTCGCGGAGGAGGTTCGGCCCAAGCCGGCGTCGGGGCCCCGGGAGTCGGTTGAGGCATTCATGACCCGCAAGTCGTCGCCGACGTGGAAGCCGCCTAAGCGCAAGTTCCAGTCGCCCGGCATGCGGCCTGTTCGCAAGCTCAAGGACGATGCCTTTGAAGTGCTCATGCGGGAGATGGGAGCGTCTCGTGTCTCGTGAAACACGCCTAGTTGCGTGTGCGTTTACACGCGTCTATGCTGAACACATGACGAACAACCGCCGCAGACCCGTGACCTCCATCGACCTCGCTCCCGCTCGACCGAGCCGTGACGCATCACTCTTCGCACAGCACTTCGCTACGCGCGAGCAGTGGCTCGTCGCCGCCGTCGAGCAGCTCCGCCCCCTCTTCGCCGAGCTGGGCCACGAGCTCCCCGTCGTCCGTGTGTCGGTTGGCTGGGGCTCGTCCCGCGCCGCCGCGACGCTGGGCGAGTGCTGGCACCCGAAGAGTGCGACGGACGGCATCGGCCAGGTCTTCATCGCTCCCTCGCTCGACGACACCACGCGCATCCTCGGCGTACTGACCCACGAGCTCGTCCACGCCGTCAACCACGCGAACGACCAGAGCGGGCACGGCGCCCCGTTCGCTCGCATCGCGAAGGCGCTCGGCCTCGAAGGCAAGATGACCGCCACGACCGAGAGCGACGAGCTCAAGGCGAAGCTGGCGGCCATCGGCGAGCGCCTCGGCGCCTACCCTCACGCAGCGCTGACGATGAACGCGGCCGGCGACGACGGCGCGAAGAAGCAGGGGACGCGGATGCTCAAGGTCGCCTGCGCAGAGGGGTCGGGCTACATCGTCCGCATGACCCGCAAGTGGCTCGACGAGTTCGGCGCACCCTCCTGCCCTTGCCACGGCGATCAGATGGCGGAGGCGGCGTGATCAATCCCGACGACCTCGGCCCCCTTGGCCTTCCCCTCGCGGGCCTGGCCTGGGGAGCGCTCCTCCTCCCCCATATCGCCGCGCGCCTACGTGCTCGACGCGTAAGGCGCTCGGCGCGATAGCATCGACCGAACACCGAAAGGACCGCACCGCATGGCTGACCAGTTCAAGACCAAGACCGTCCGCACCGAGCGCCAGGCTGAGAAGCTGATCCGCAAGGGCTGGGAAGTCGTGTCGTCCACCTCAAGCGGCACTTGGCTGACTGGCAAGCGCACGGTCATCATCCTCCGCACGCCGCGCTAAGTCGCCGGAAACTCGAAAGCCCCCGCTCTCCTCTTGGAGGGTGGGGGCTTTTGCTTGTCGCCGACACGCCCGTTGGTAATAGGTCATGCTAGATGTATTCCATACGACCTATTGCTAACCTTCCACGCATGACGAACGCCAAGAACAAACGTCCTCGGGCCGTGCTCTACTCGCGACTCTCGCGTTCAACCATCGAGTCTACGTCGATGACGGGCCAGCGCGACGACCTCTACACCCTTGCCGAGCGAGAGGGATGGGACATCGTCGCGGCCTTCGACGATGAGGGTAAGAGTGGAGGGCGCAAGCGGGAGAACGCCGAAGAGGCCCTGCGCATGCTTCGCGACGGCGAGGCCGATGTGCTCGCCGCCTACAGCGTCGACCGGTACAGCCGGCAGGGCATCGGCGAGGACGCCGAGGTCATTCGAGTCATCGACCGTCGCGAAGCACAGGCGCGACGTGGCGAGCTGCCGCCCGCACTCGCCTACTTCGCCCGCGAGGGCATCCGCTCCGACTCTGGGAGCGACTGGCGCCTGCGTTTCGCGCTCTCCTCCGAGATGGCTAAGGGTGAGCGGGACGTCATGGTGTCGCGGCGGAAGGCGTCGATTGCACGTCTCCAGGAGGCGGGACGATTCACCGGTCGCGGGCCGGCACCCTGGGGCTACCGCTCGGCGCCGAACCCTGCCGGGGGCGGGCGCATCCTCGTCGTCGACCCGACGGAGGCCGCCGACATCCGCGCCGCCGCTCAGCGCCTCATCGACGGCGAGAGCGCGACGGCGGTGTCGAAGGCTATGACCCGCGCGGGCGTGCCGACCCCGCGATCCCCCTACCGGCTGGCGCTTCTCAAGGGGGAGCCTCTCGACGGCGACCTCGCGCGCGGCTTCTGGGCGGTGCCGAGTCTCATCCAGGCACTCTCATCGCAGTCCTTGCTCGGCCGTATCGCCCGCACCGGCCGCAATGCCGACCCTCACGCAGCGAGGTACGGCTCCCCCGTGCTCGACCGCGACGGCCTCCCGCTCCAGGCGTTCGACCCCATCCTCACTCTCGACGAGCACCTCCAGCTACGTGCCCGGTTCTCGCACGGCGAGGGGCGCGGCCGGCAACGGACACGCAAGGCGGCACGCCTCGGCTCCGGCCTCGTCTTCTGTGGCGTGTGCGACTTCAAGGTGTACGTGGTCTCCTCCCAGGGGCACGCCTACTATCGGTGCTCCGCCGAGGCGCGCGGCTCCCTCGCCCACCCAGGCGGCCTGCGCGTGAAGGCCGACATCGTCGAGGCCGCCATCACGCAGGAGTACCTCGGCGCCTTCGGCCGCCTGCGCGCGGTGCGGTACGTCGAGCGCGACACGGCGCCCGCACTGACCGAGGGCGTTGCGCAGCTCACCGAGCGCATCCAGTCCTTGAGTGCTGCCATCGCGGCGCCGGGGGCCGACGTGCTCGCGCTTGCCCCCGAGATTGCCGACCTCCAGCAGCGGCGCGACGCTCTCCTCGCCGCGCCCGCAGAGCGCACGGTGCATCGCGAAGAGCTCGGCGGCACCTGGGCTGACGTATGGGCCTCTTCGGACGTAGACGCACGGCGTCGTTACCTATCTGATACTTACGACCACTTCCTCCTCTACCCTGCCGACCGCAGCCCCAGAGTTTCAGGGGTACTCAAGCCTTCACGCGACGAGGCGCCGGAGTACTACACCCCTGCGCCGGCCTGAGTGGCGAGCGACGCGACGATATATCGGGTTAGTGTCTTCTAATGAAAGACCCAGGCTGGACTACGCCGGGGACGAAGGGGACACTTCAAGCGTCCCTTCCTTATTCCTCTCTCTAGTGCTTGCTCGCTAGTAGAAGGAATAGAGAAGGGACGCTCAAACCGTCCCTTCCGTCCCTCTGGGCCTCAGCAACCCGGACAGCGCCGTCCAGCCTGGACCTCCGCCCTTCCCCCCATGACGTCCCCGAAGCGTCGTGCGGGCAAGGTGACCCCCCGCAGGAGCGAAGCCAGCATGCCCCACTCTCTCGTCGAGGTCGCCGCGCGCCATTTAGTCGCCGACGCCCGCACGATCACCGCCGACCGCCACCCGTGGGCGCACGATGAAGATGGCGTCATCGTCGGCCCGCTCCTCTCTGCATACTTCGCCGCCACCGCGGACCTCTACGAGTACCTGATCGACACCGAGGGAGGTGTCGGGGCCTCGGTCGAGGCGACGGCCATTCTCGCCGGCCTCGCGAGCCTCCTCCCTGCGCCACCCGAGGGGCTGCCCGAGGTGACGCTTGGCGACTTCGACAGCCGCGCCGACAGCATCGTGGAATGGTTTGCGGCAGTGCGCGACGCTCGCACGCTCGGGCTGCCGAGGATGTCGGGGTCCGTTCCGATCCCCGTCTCGGCCACCCTCGACGACGAGCCGGCGCCCATCCGCGTCGTGGGACACGAATAGACGCGCAAGGCGCCTTGCGCATGTAGCCTCGCGCGAGTAGCGTGGGGCCATGACGAACACCACCGCACCATCGCCCACCCGTCCCGTCGCGCCGCTCGTCGGCATGCACTCTCGTCGTCCGCTGACCGCGGATGCCGTCGAGAAGCACGTCGCCAACGTCGAGCGCGGCGGCGGCTTCGCCTTCTACCTCGCCGTCCTCGACAAGGTGCCCGGTCAGCTCTGGGAGCGCGCCGCTGAGGGGCGGCGAGTCGCATGACCATCGACGCCACGCCGAACCCCGAGAGCGAGCTGCCGGCGCGTGACCTTCGCCCCGGCGACACGTTCCGCCTCGGCGCCCCTGACGGCGCCCTCGTCGAAGTGATCCGCGCCTACCGCGTGACCGCGACGACGCCGCCCATCGAACTCGCCATCCGTCGGGAGGGCTCCGCGCGCGTCGCCAACATCACGACGACGGCGCTCGATGCCCTGGGCATCTTCGAGCACCGGAAGGCAGCCGAGTGACCGCCCTCCTCGCCGTGGCCGCGACCCTCGCGCTCGCGCTGGCGCTCACTCTCGGGGCTATCGCCGTCCTCCTCATCCGGCGCCGCCGCGCCTAGTGGGCAGCGGTCGCCCTACTGGCGGCCTTCCCTCTCACCAACACTCTCCCTCCCCTGTCCCGGGCCTCACGCAAGACGAGGCCCGGGACGGGCCTGTGCCGGGAAAGGCAACCCCTATGGACCCCCTCCTCTACTTCGTCCTCGTCTGCGTCGCGGCTGCCGCGTGCTTCCTGGTCGGCTACTACGCACCCTCGCCCGCCGCCCTCGCCAAGCGCACCGCTGACCGCTGGCCTCACCTCCAGAACGACGAGTTGCGCCGCCTCTTCGATCAGGCGGTCGCAAAGGCCAAGTGGCAGCACGAAGCCGGCTACCACGACAGCGCCCGCGGCTCGCACCGTCGAGCCCGCCGCTTCGCCCGTGCCCTCGCCTCCCGCGGCGTCGCTGTGACCGCGGCTTACGAGCGGCCCGCCGCGTGACCCTCACCTTGCCGCCTACGACCCGCAGCATCCCGATCACCATGCACATCGACGCTGCCGACGACCACGACGAGCCCGGCGAACGCCGCGTACCCCACGAGCCCCGCTCCGCGCGCGACCGCGCCTTCGGCCTCCCGGTGATCGAGGAGCCCCGCACGGACTTCCAGGTCTTCGCGGATGCGGTCGCCGCGCTCCGCGACGAGCTCGCCGCAGCCCTCAGCATTCCGCCGCTCGTGGAGCGCGTGGCCGGCTTCCTCGACCTCCTCGCCACCCGGCGCGCCCGGCGCATCGCCTATCAGGTGTCCGCCTATCAGCGGGGCATCACCTCGGCGGCTGCCGGCATCCCCCTTCGCTTCGTCGCTGACTACGAGTGGCGCGAGCGTCACCTCGTCGAGCCCTACGCCCGCATCTCAACCCGAAAGGCCCTCGCATGACCTCCGCCCAAGCCCTGCCCGGCGACGCCGCCCACGATGACGGCATCGCGCGCGCTGTTCGCGCGGTGGAAGCGGTCATCGCTGAGCGCGACGACGCCCTCGCCAAGCTCGCCGCTATCGCCACCATCGTCAACGACCCGACCATCCCTGTGTCGACCCGGCTCCTCCGCGCCAGTGAGACCCTCGCATGACCTCACTGGCCGACGCTGCCCAGCGCAAGACGCGGGCGCACTCTCGACTGATCGAGGCGACGAAGCAACTCGCCGACGCACACCGCGAGTATGAGACCGCATGCGCGGAGTTCCGCGAGGCTCAGCCGGCGACTGCCCCGCGCCCCTTCCAGGTCGGCGACGTCGTCAAGCTCGGGCCGAAGGCGCAGGAGCTCCACGACGTCATCTCGCGGCGCTACGGCGCGGGGCGCATCCGTATCCGGCAGCACTCCACGCGCGTCCCCCGGGAGGTCGCGGTCTCGCGTCTCGTGCTCGTGCGCGCCGCGGATGCCGACGAGGCGGGCCCGGGCGCATGACCGACCCTCGCTATGCCCGCTGGCGGGCCTACGCCGAGTCCAACATCGCCACGGGCTCCGGCAGCGTGCCCTTCCTCTCGTCCTCGGCGACCGTCGAGCTCCTCGACGTGCTCGCGCGGACCGAGGCCAAGCTCGACGCTGTCCGCGTCGCAATGGCTCCCGAGGCGACTGTCGCGGCCCTGGCCGCCCGAGGCTTCGACCCCACCTCTGACGGTCCCCTCGACCTCCCTTACCTCACCGCGTTCGCCGAGTACTCGGTCGAGCGCACCGCCACAATCCGAAAGGCCCTCGCATGATCCGCAAGACCCGCACCAAGATCGCCGCCGCCATCCTCGCCCTCGGCGTCGCCGCCGCCGCTCTCACGGGCTGCACCTCCGACGCCAAGAAGGCGAGCGAGAACATCTCGACCGCGGCCGACAACTTCGAGGTGCAGCGCCTCATCGTCGGTATCAACGCGATCACCGACAAGGTTCTGTTCTCCGTCGAGGGCCGATGCTCGATCGCTCGCGACGGCGACCTCGTCGTGACGTGCAAGCACGGCGAGAACGACTACCGGAAGCACTACCTCGGCCTGTCCGACAACGTCACCTTCATCTCGACGCAGCTCGAAGGCATCGACGTGTCGGTCTACCACACGCGCATCATCCTCAAGCCGGAGAACATCCTCCCGGGCTTCGACCTGAGCGTGGGCCGCCAGTGACCCGCCGAGCCCTCGCCGCGCTCGGCGCCGTCGTCCTCGCCGCCACGTTGGCCGGGTGCGCGGCGACGGGCGCCGAGCAGGGTGCCTCAACGGACGCCCTGCGTCAGGAGTCGATCACCCTCCAGGATGGCCGCACCGTCCAGTGTGTCGTCTACTCTGCGCCCTACAAGGGCGGTCTCTCGTGCGACTGGGTGGGCGCCCGATGACCGGTCGCGTCTTCTACACGTCCGACCTCCACCTTGGGCACGAGAACGTCGCCACCCGTCATCGTGGCTTCGAGTCCTCGGGCGACCACGACAACGCCTTCGTCGACATGTGGCTCGACACGGTCGAGACCGGCGACACGGTCTACGTCCTCGGCGACGTCGTGGGACGCACGCGCGACGCTCGCTACGCCCTGGCGCTCCTCAGCGGCCTCCCAGGCACCAAGCACCTCGTCGCCGGCAACCACGACCCGGTCCACCCGATGCACCGCTCGACGTTCGCGAAGGACATGCCGGCGTGGCTGGAGGTATTCGACACGGTCGCGCCATTCCTGCGCCGAAAGCTCGTCGGCCGCGAGCTCCTCCTCTCGCACTTCCCTTATGCCTCGTGGGGCGAGGGGCCTGCGCGAGGTGGGGCCGAGGCGGCTCGCTATCCGCAGTACCGCCTCCCGGACCTCGGCACTCCGCTCCTGCACGGCCACACGCACGGCGCGGAGCGCGCCCACGGGCACAGCCTCCACGTCGGCCTCGACGCGTGGGGCGGCAAGCTCGTGCCACAGGAGACGGTGATCGAGTGGCTGTCGGGTGTCCCCGCCCCGGCGTAGCCTGCCGGCATGGACCCTCGACCCGGCGCCAAGCTCGGCCCTCCCGACGAGCGCCTGGAGCTCCTCTACCTCCGCGCGGGGTCGGAGCCTCCGGGGGCTCGTCCGCGTCGTGATGGCGTCGACATCACCGACCGTCCCGACCTCTGGACGCCCTATCAGCGGATGCAGCGCGAGGCTTACGAGGCCCGCGTCGCGAGGTATCGACGGGATGGCCTTCTCTAGTTGCGTGAGTGTTTACACGCGTGTAGACTGAGACCACAACAACAGAGAGGAGGTGGAATGTCCGAGATTGTGGACAACGTGGTCAAGCTGATCACCGCCACCGCAGCCCTCATCACAGCCCTCGCGCTGTGGCGTAAGGCTGGGGAGCGGAAGAAGGACTGACCGCGAGGGGCCGGAAGTAGAACTAGTACCTCCGGCCCCACCGTCCATCATCGGACCTCAACCATGACCAAGGCAATCGGATACTCGGCCGCCGTCGTCGCGCTCGGCGCGGCAGCCCTCGCTTTCATCGCTGG